GTTGCGGCTGACGTTGGCGCAGCTATGGAGCCACCCGCAGCGGTAACGCAGGATAGCGGAGGCAGTTGGTTCGGCGGTCTTGCCGACGCTGTAGGCTCTTTGGTGGACAACGGAGGTGCGCTCGATTCGGTAGGTTCCGCAATCGCAGGTATGTTCGGCGGTCCTCAACCAGCCACAGCAGGTGGACCAAACGTGGGCAGTCTGGTTGGCGGCTTGTTCGGAACACAGGAAGATCGAGCAGCGACCGGAACCAGCACAGAGGCGGCGTCAGTCACAGGCGACTCGGGACCAGGAGCCACAGCAGCAGGATCAACGACCATCACGGTGAACGCACAAGTGGAGACTGGCGACTTCAAGATGAACGTCGATTCTCTGGACGGTGCAGAAGCCGCTCGGTTCAATAGGTGGCTTGCAAGCAAAATGAGTGAGATAATCGAAGACGAGTTAGAAAAGAGGAACCTATGAGGTTCTTGACAAACCAAGGGAGACTTTGAGTGGCGCACGGCGAAACGCCAGTAACGAAAGGGAGGCTGATTCGGTTCTACAACGGATCAGAGGTGGATTCGTACGACTTCCTCTATAATCCCCAGTTCGTAAAAGAGAGCGTATCGGTCAAGTGGAACTTGTCCAATGCGCCGGGGCAGTATCTTCCCGTTGCGTCGTTTCAAGCGTTCAGCCCAACCGTCATTTCGTTCAGCCTGTTTCTCAACTGTAGAGAGAACGGCGGTTCGGCTGCCCTGTTGGAGAACATCGCTAAGTTGAAGTTGTTTGCCCAGCCGGGATCAGACTTTTCGGCGTCTGCCCCGCAGTTCGTTTCTCCGGGTCGATGCAAGCTGGTATTGGGATCTCGCGTTTGGAACGGGGTCATCAACAGCATCGGCATCGACTACACTATGTTCAACCGGGACTTCGATCCCGTAGCCGCATCCGTGGCAGTCTCCTTCACCCTGACCTCTTGGGGTCTGGACGAGGAAGTTGCCCACATTCAAGGTATCCGCAGCAGAGGAGGATCGTCCTAATGGCACAGTTCTCACGACGCAGCAGGTATCGCAGATGGGGTATCCGTCGATACAACATCTACGCTCAAGATGAGTCCAGTCTGGAAGCTACGCCTACACGTAGAGATCGTGTGGTTCCAAGGAGGTACACCACATGGAAGCCAGCAGACGATTCGTTTGAGTACGTGACCAAGCCGGGAGACACACTCGCAGGGCTGGCGCAACGGTTCTACCGTGACGCAAAGCTGTGGTGGGTCATATCGGATCATAACCCCGCAATCGGATATGCCTTCGACCTTGAACCAAACACAGTTCTGACAGTCCCAAGCATAACGAGAGTGGGGTTGGTGCCTTCGGTGATGTGAGGGAGGCACGATGAAGTACGAAGTCTACACACCGCAGTACCTCCGTGAGTTGGAACCGTTTTTCGGCATCAGCATCAACGGTGAGCAACTGCCGTATATCTACGTCAAAAATCTGCTCTACCTTACAATGGTCGAGGAAACAGGCAAGAAGGCGACTATCGAGTTCGCTATCGAAGACCCGAACATGTTGTTCTTCGATAGTCCTTTGTTCGCTCTCCAGCACAACGTAAAGATTTTCGTGGGCTACAGGACCATGTTCGAGGAACGGGGTCCGTTCGAGATCGAGTTGATTGAGTTCGACTACCTCGCCAAAGGCGGGATCAAGTTGAAGGTCAAAGGCAAGGAAGGCGGCAGGCTTTCATCGAGAGGTCGCCGCAGGGTACACACCAGCGGAACCATCCGTGAAATGTTTGAGTCCCTGTGCGCTGACAACAACTTGGAGCTGGTCATTGAGGAAGGTCGTTGGGGAACCGCAGACTTGGACTACGCTGTAGACGACGAGAACCCGTTGGTGCAAGGAGGCGAGTCCGACGCTCGGTTCGCACAAACGCTGGCCGCACAGTTCGGTTGGATGTGTACCATCGCGGATGGGAAGATGACACTGGCTCCACCGTTCAGCAGGGAAAGCCTCGGACGAGTTCAGATCCGCTACAATCAGGCTGATGCGGAAGCCATGCAGATCAAGGTCAAGTATCGAAAGCCCCGAGTGTCCTATGTCCCGAGGCAGACGAGGCAACGCCCACAGTCGTCAGACATGGCTGGAGGTATTATCGGAGATCCAGTAGCTACTCGGGCTGACGGGTCGCAGGTTGATATGGCAGGTAACGTAGTCATCGCTTCTGACGGGACCGATATGCGTGTCGGCTCATTCTCGGCAAACTCGTATATCACAAGTGGACTCGTTGGCGGCGGTACAAGCCTAAGCCGTGTAACTGGCGTGACAGGTCAAGCGAACCAACTGGCGTCGTCCTACGCAAGTTTCAATAGTCCCACCACAAGCAACGTCGGGGGCTACACCGCACCGACAGGGTTTGAAACGTCGGACTCCGTTGTCTCCACAGCCAGCCTCGGGGAGAGTACCCCGGAGTCCTATCCGTTCGATGATATGCCAACCTCGTACGCGGCTGCGTCAGATGAGGACGCAGAGTGTCTTGTAAACGAGGCAGGCAACTTGGAAGGCAGTGGCCGAGGCACCAGCGAGTCGAGAGTCACGATTGACTACTTGGGGGCAGTCACCGTCACCCCGGTTGCCAGTACGTCTTCTCGATTTTGGGGGCAGTCCGGTTCAAGCCAATCCGGTTCTCCGTTCTACGATCCGGTCAACAATATGTGCATGGTGCCAGAGGGCGAGGATGAGAGTGGCCGTGACAGGGTTAGAGTCCGAAGGCGTAGGGTTCTGCGGGAGGGTAGACTGAAAAGTCTGACCATCCAGCTAAAGTTGGGTGCGCCGATGTTCCGACCACAGATGGGAGTAGACCTATCTGGGTGTGGAGCCAAGGTGGACGGGGCATACACAGTAAAGAAAGTCACCCATGCGTACAGTGCTACCTTCAACACTACCTTGGAGTGTACCGCTGGCGCACCGTCAACAGGAAGCGGAGGGAACCGAAGCAGTAGCAGCAGTAGCAGTAGTAGCAGCAGCAGCAGTTCGAGTTCCAGTTCAAGCAGCAGTAGCAGTAGCACTCCCACCACTATGGTCAACATCAATGGCAGGGGCGAGGTCGTCACCTTTACCTCTGGAGGTGAGTGATGAGCGACACCAGTTACCTGTTGGGCGCACCAGAGTTCTTTGAACGGTTCGCCGGTAAGTTTTTCGGCAAGTACCGAGCGTTGGTTTTGGACAACAACGACCCACGCCAACTGGGTAGAATCAAGGTTCGTTGTGAACCTGTGTACGGTGACGATGCGTCACCTTGGGCCTTTCCGTGTACCCCTATGGCTGGGGCTATGGACGGAGGCTTCTTGTTCATCCCGCCAGTGGGTTCTTTGGTCTGGGTTGAGTTTGAACAGGGCTTTGCAGGAAACCCGATTTACGCAGGAGGCTTTTGGACCAATGCGTCAGTGGGAAGACCGTCTGACGGATCTCCTATTGAGCAGAGTGTGGAGCACCAAGGCAACAACAACCCGATCCCGCTTCACTGCCAAGGGTTGCCTGATGGCTCCGATCTCGACGGCAGCATGAGAGGTAACGACGGAGTACCTGAGTCCAACTTCCAAGGTCAGTATCCGCACGTCCGTATGATGCGTACGCCTTCCGGTCACTATTTGGAGTTTGACGACACCGAGGGTGAGGAGCGCGTACAGATCCAGCACAAGTCCGGTGCCTTCATCGAGATACTGGCTGACGGTTCCATCAATACGTGTGCGGCGGGCAAGGTGCATACCTTCGGCAAGCAAATGTCGGCGTACTGTGATGGGTCATACGTCAACGAGATTCAAGGCACGAAAACGGAGAACATCGCAGGCGACTACCATATCAACGTAGGCGGTACATACGTCATCACCTACGGGGCAGAAACCGTTATCGACTACGGGTCTACTCGCACCGAGAATGTGAGCGGCTCTGTGCTTATGGATGTGGAAGGCACCTATCGAGTAGACGCACTGTCAAATATCGAGATGACGGCAAGCGGTCACATGAACCTCGGCTCTATGGGTAACGTGAACATAGCTTCGGGAGCCACAGGTCTGTTCTCGTTCTCCAACTCGGACAACATCGGGAACCCGATAGCAAACACCCTGTCTATTGTTGGGCAGAACGGGCTGGTCACGATTGCCGGTCAAGACTCTACAGGTATTGCAGTGAATATCGGCATGGAGATCATGCCTACGTCTTCAACTGCGCCACCGCCAGCGTCACTTCCTGTTCCAAACGTAGCCAGCATCGGGCCGCACATCTTCTTGGGCAATCTCACGATCCCCACAGGACCAGCAGCAGTTCCCGTTATTCAGGAACCAATGGTCATGGGGCAGCAGTTGTATTTGTACCTGCAAACGCTCCACGCAACCATGCTCACGTTCTTTTCGACTATGAGTACCGGAGGGGCTACGCCGGGATTTGGTGGTCCGAATCCCGTGCTTGCGGCATCAAGCGTAGCTGCAACTACGGCGCTCACCACGTTACAATCGACTTTTCTTGTGCCATCGTCGGCACAGGCTAACCCCATGATCCTCTCGGATCTTGTTTACTTGTCAAAGACATAGGAGAAGACACATGCCAATGGTCCCTAACGTACTCGCAGCAGCAATCGAAGCAGCAGACTTGGCTTCGATGGCTCCGGCCATCCCCGACGCAGTTGTGCAGGCTAATATCAAAACCAAGGCGGCGGCTTATGCGGCAGCTATCGACGCGTACATCAAGACGGGTGTAGTCACTACAGCAGTCACCACTACGGTTGCGCCGGGTCAGGTTGTAGTCACGGCAGGCTCACCAGCCGCACAGACAGGCTCAACCACGACTCCGGGTGTGGGTGCCGGATCGGGAACAGGGACTATCGCATGAAAACGAAGACCTTGACAAACAACGGTAAACCTACGACAGTACACTCACTCAATGAGGAGTTGAGTGATCGCTTCATGGAGAAGATGGATAGCCCGCAAGGGCAGAAACTTATGGCGTTGGCTGACAAGCTGCGTCAACAAGGCATCGCTTTGGACAAGGTGGCTCAACCCCCTTGGGTGATTTACGGAGAAGACGCAGAACAATGGCTGACCAAGTTCACAGAGGACGCCAACCAGATTGGGGAGTTCTTCAACAAGACCCGCAAGGGAGAGGACTTGAAGGTACACGAGGGCATCACGAACAGGCTACAGGGTTTGTTTGCTTTGGTCGCGTGGCTGACCATCAAGAAGGACGCGATGAAGGTGATGGGTTTATCCCAACACGTCAGGCTGAAAGCGATACAGGCCGATTCTAACTCGCGTCACGCTCTGGTAGAGGAACAGCGGCGTCAGCGGTTGGAGCAGGGAGAAGAATAGTGCCACACAACGAGGTAATAGATACAGGCTTGGAGCCTGACTACAGCATCAACTGGACGGAGCTAAACCTGTCGGCTCTGATTCCAGAGGCGGTGCAGTCTGTCTCCGATGTGCTGGCTGATACCTTGGAAGTGCTCACAACCCTGTTGGAGATCGTCAAGGTTGTGCTCGATATTGTCGCGGCAATCCTGCTGGGAATATCGGACCTTGTGGCTTTGGCGCTTGAAGCGGCCATCTTTGCTATCGACGCGGCTATCGAGTTCTTTATAGGAACCTCGATCTCATTTTGTATGCACATACCGGAGTCATTTAGGTCTGCGGATAACCCCGACCAGTTTGTGGACCGCATCAGTAAAGCCTTCAACGACAAGAAGGACACTCAACGTCCTTTTGGAGACAGCGAAGGCAACTTCTTTATGACTTGGGTGGCTATGGCGGCTGTTCCCGACTACACCAAGATTCTGGACATCATTGAAGCCATCATGGAGTTGTTCGGTAAGCCGATCAAAGTCAACATGTCCGATCACAAGGGCAGGTCCAAGTTTGAGGACTTGCTGGGCGACCCACCGCAGTACCCTCCGACCCTGATCCCCGGAGGCGGCACCTCACCTGACTGGACAACTGTTCGATTGGCAGATTGGGGTCCATTCAAGGAAGTCGTCAACACGCTGCTGGCTGTCAGGGAGATGCTGGAGCCTAATCTGGACAAGATTGGGTACATCAAGAAGCTGATCGAGGCCATCGGAAAGAAGATCGACAAGTTGATTGAGTTGTCGGAGAAGCTGGTTGAGACAGTCATCACCATCATCGACCTACTTGTCTCGCTGACAGGTCTTCACGTCTTGGAAGTCACCGGAACAGGGTCAACTCGGTCCATTTCCGGTGCGATCAAGGAAGGCAAGAACAGTGAGAAGTACCCCTTTGAAGGTGTTGGAGACATGATGGTGGCAGGCGGCGTAGCTTTGCACATGCAAGCGGCGGCTGGGGATGCAATCGAAGTGTTCAAGGCGCTGATTGGGTTCGCACAGGACCCCGGAAGCGTCACAAAGGTTGCCGAAGACGTGATGATTGCCAGCATCGAGAAGGAAACAGGAGTCAAGGTGGCAGAAGGAGCCAGCATTGGCGATGCGATTGGTCAGTCTGGTGATGAAGGCATCACCACCGCAAAGAAGGCAGGCAAGTCGAAGAAGGACGCATATAAAGAGAAGTTTGGGAGAGGTGACTAATGCCGGGTGCAACTACAGTACAGAAGGGGCTTGCATTTCCGCTCCGCTTTGGTGGTTTGGGCCACTTGGAGCGTGCCAGCGGTAAGGACAAGATGAAGGACATGTTGTCGGCACTGATACTGACTTCCGTAGAGGATCGTGCTATGAATCCAGAGTACGGTACGCTGGGCCTTAGTGCGTTGTTCCGTAATCTCGACTCCACGACAGTCACCTTGGTAAAGAATCTCGTTACCGAGGCTATCTATCGTTACGAGCCTCGGGTGATGGTGAACGGCGTGAACGCTACGGCTGACACAGTGAACGGTACGCTCAAGATTGAGGTTTCGTATGCTATCAAGTCGTCAGGAGAGTTTGATGATCTGATTGTTCTACTTGAGGAGGAATCGACATGAGTATAAATGAAGGGCCACGGTCCATCACAGCGTCCTCTCTCGGTGGACTCCCAGTACAACTCGACCCAACGGCTCGTGATTATGAGACAATCCGTGACGCACTGATCGAACTCGTCCAGTCTCTCACCCCAGAGTGGACGGACTTTTACCCGTCCGATCCCGGAGTCGTGCTTCTGGAGGCTATGTCGTACGTCGGTGACGTACTCTCGTATCACCTCGATAGAGTTCAGAACGAATCGTATCTGCTGACCGCACAAGAGCGGTCTTCCGTCGTCCAACTGTTGCAGCTTATCGGCTACAGGCTTTCCCCGGCTGCTGCGGCGTCTGTTCCTGTAACAGTCACGACGACTGCTGCGGGCGTGATCCTTCCTGCCGGACTCAAAGTGACCTCTACGCCAACGGCGGGGTCAGCTTCACAGACATTCGAGTTGCTTGAAAGCATCATGCTCGGTCCTGCCGGTACATACACGACAGGGGATGAGCCACGGCTTGTCCTCGTTCACGGCACAACGGTTGCGGGCGAGGGCGTAGGCACGTCAGATGGGTCTGCGTCACAACGATTCACGCTTTCCCAGTACCCGCTATGCTTCAACCCCGATGGGACTTCCCCGCTCAACATTTATGTGGATGGTGTCAAGTGGGATCTCGGCGGCATCGAAGGTGACGGATCGAACTTCTTGGGCAACGAGCCGGAAGATGAGGTCTATATTTACGAGACGGATTCCTTCGGTCGAGTGTCTCTCCGTTTCGGTGACGGGGTAAACGGAAAGCTACCTCCCATCGGAGCAAGCGTAGTAGCCGACTACCGCATCGGCGGTGGAGCGCAAGGCAACCAAGTAGGTGTCGGCACGCTGGTATCAGTCTCCCCAACTATTGCAGGGCTGGCTTCGCTCACCAACCCGGAGCAACCGTCTGGCGGTGCGAACGCGGAGCCTATTGAGGACGCCAAGAAGTACGGTCCTCTGTCTTTGCGTGCGCTAAACCGTGCAGTGACTTTAGAGGATTTTGAAACACTGACCCGAACCATCCCCGGTGGCGGTGTGAAGGCTGCAAGGGCGGCACACACTGACAACCCGTTTGAGGTAGCGGTCTATGTGCTGTCCGATGGAGACAACCCAGTGCCATCTGGCAAGTGGTTCCCCGATCTGGATAGCGGCACCGGCCTTATCGGTGCGGTCGGAAGGTTCCTCACCGAGCGAAAGCCAGTACCCACAAGGCTCTTTGTAGAGAAGCCGACCGTGATCCGACCCTACATCCAAGGCACTGTAATGTGCCTACCCAACGTCCTCCAATCGGATGTTCGTACAGAGATTGAGGTCCAACTTGTCCGGTATTTTCGCACACTTACGGAGGACTTCGGTATCGGGGTTCCCCTGTCTCGACTCACACAGATTGTGGAGAACTGCCGTGGTGTGGACTTCTGTAACATCACCCAGTTTCACCGACTCCCTGTGGGTAGGTTCAAGCGTGGCTACGAGGCGGCTTTCGACAATGCAGTAATGGGCATCACGGACATGCACGGTCAGATCAACGCTGACACGTACACCATCAAGTGGAAGAACGGAATCGTCTACGAACTGCACGGCAAGGTCACAGGACCAGTTCTTGACAAACACGGTCAAGTCAGAAGGTTCATGGGCGACGGCACAGCGTACGAGATCATCGAGTACCCAAACACGATCAAGAAGAACGTCCCTGTTGAGCGCAACCAGTTCACCGTCACGATCCAGACCGACGCAGGCTTCATGCCGAGGTCGGGCGATGAGTGGGTGTTCACCGTTGACTACCAACTGGGTAACATCGCTGCGGAACCTTATGAGGTTGTCGTAGCCACTATCTACCAAGGCGACCGTCTGAACCCTGACGAGATTGGATTCTCATACGGAGGCGGCATTGGCTGACGATACCCGCAGAGAGGCTGACATTTGGCAAGCGGCATTTGTTAGCGACGGAGTAGGCACAACCACAGGTCGAAAGACCAACATGGTTATTGGTGCTCCGCTGCGGTGCGCCCGTGGAAACATGCCCGTAGATTCCAACGTCGGAACAACGGATCATCCACTGGTGGTAGCCGGTCCCTACTTGAAGCTGACGTGGGCTTTCCCGGCTGACTACGCTGGCGATGCGTTGAATCCCCCGCTGGTGTTCACAGGTAAGGTTCGCATCTACAGGAAGACTCGTGAGTTTTCTCGTGACATTTTGGATGTCACCTACACGGCAGGCGTTCACGATCCGCAGCCGGAAGATAAAGGCACGCTGGTCTACGAGGCTGACTACAGCGGCAACGTATCATTCGGAGGGGCAGACCCCGACGAGGAAATCGAGCGGGAAGCCTATCTCGATGAGTTTGCGTTTCTGGACCACGAAATCGTGTCCGGCGTCGTCTACTACTACACGGCGTACTTTGAAACCTCGGCACCTATCGCTTGGTGGTTTGACCCCCGAAACGGTCACTCCCGTTGTTGGGCTTACGGGCAGCATTTTCGTGATGATGGTACAGGTGAAAACTACTCGCCCCACGGTGACGAACTGTTCAACTACCTTCCACGGTATTGGAAGATCAAGGACTTCAAGGAAGGGGATGATTCGGTATACCGGATGACTCAAGCTATGGGTCGCATACTGGATACTGTGAAAGAAGAAGTGGACTTCTTCAAGGCCAAGGGCATAGACGTAGGCGATGTTGATTTTGCTCGCCTTCCGTATATTGATTGGCTGCTTGCTTGGCCGACTAACTACGAGTTGCCGGAAACGCGGCGACGCATCGAGACAGAGCAGGCGGTCCCGCTCTGGAAATCGAAAGGCACAATCGACGCTTTGGAGTTGGTGCTCCAGACAGTCACCGGATGGGACATTTCCGTGTACGAAGGCTGGAAGTGGGTTCTCACGCAGAACCCGCACACCCCGTACGACGGAGCAGTCAAACCCGGAGATCCCGGTGGACCCCCTGACGGGGATGTAGCTTGGGTAGATGCAGAAGCACCGTCACCCGAGGCAATCGAGTCTCCCTTCGCCATTCTGTCATCCACCCCAGTAACGATTGGGCCGGATGAGTTTGCTGTTGTGGAGTTGGACAGTGCTCACCACTTGGAAGTAGGACCGACCAGCACACTTGCAGTAAAGATCGACGGACACGAAGGCGCACTCCCTGACGACCTCAATCGGATTTGTCATCTGCATGAGGTCATAAATGAAACCACGATTCGTATTGGGCCTTTGTCGGCTGCACAGACCGATGCCGGTACGGGCGGCACCTTGTATCAGATTGGCGATGGTGTCTGGAGTGAGAAGGTCGCCTCCCTACCGTTCCTTACGTTGTACGATTCGACGGACCCCATCTACGCACAAGGGACAGGAACAGTACGAGACAGGAAGACCTACCTCCCATCCAGTGAAATCATTATCGACAACGGCGGCGTAGGCTGGCCTTGGCAGAACAACAACGGTGTTGCAATCGTTCTGGAGCCACCGGACTACTTGAAGACCACCGGAGCGTTCATCCCGCTCACCGAGGTCATCGTACGGAAGATTTACAGGATCGCCCCACTGTTCGCTATGCACTACGCAGCGTTCCAAGTGATGGTAGACCTGCTGGATGTTGAGGAACCTTGGAAGCCTTTGGGCTTCGATTCGGCTACAGGACTCATCGAAGGTCTGAACACCGAGTCGTGGATGCCGTTGGGTACTGACGTGGCTCACGACTCCACACCGGGGGTCTGCCATCTGTACTCTTGGCCCCATCCAGAGTACCCTTGGGGGAGCGTTCTCGGCTCCTACGAGTTCAGAACACACCATAACTGGTTAGAGTATCTATGTGACATTTTTGAGGAGGGCGAGTTCATGCCACAGTTCATTACGTTGTCAACATCGGAGCTTGTGGATCAAACATCGACCTCGGCGTCTGTTGGACAGTTCACATTCGACCCGACCACCTACAGTGGCTCACGAGAGTTTCACTTTGGAGCAAACATTGTGGTTGGCGGTGCTACCGCAGGCTCAGGCCTTGGTCTGCAAGTGCTTCTCTACAACCTCACCGATGGAGAGGAAGTGGACACGACCAGCTTGGAGACTACGGAGTCGGCAACCCATGAGCAGGTGTTGACCGGCGCTCTCACGGTAGGCTCGGACCCCGGAAACCTTCAAGACACGTTGAAGACATACGAGGTCCGTATCCAGTTGGATAACGAGGCTGACCCAACGGACTTCGGACACGTAGGAACTTCCTACATCATGGTGACGTAAGATGGGAAGCGTACTAAACCGAAGCAAGAACGTGACAAGCGGAGAGTTGGTTTACTGGCTCTCCGACGTGTCAGATCCAACAGGTGTGCAGCACCCATCAGGAACGTATGACCAGTCTGATCACACGGATCACTTCGTTCTCAAGGCACCTAAGATCACGGAAACAAACACGACCGTCCTTGCATCACAGGTTGACGCGGCGGTTCGGAACACTTCTCGTGCGGAAGGTGATGCGGAAGGCTATACCCGTGGAAAAGCGGAAGGTAACACTGAAGGTGATGCTCTCGGATACAATCGAGGTGTCAATGAAGGTGACACTGCGGGGTACACAAGAGGACACGCAGAAGGGTTCACGGCAGGCGTAGCTTCGGTAGACATAACGTCAGACAACGCCACACAGTACCAAGCTGGGTACGATGCGGGATACGCACAGTGTACGGCAGACCACATGCCCCCGGCACCTCCACAGGACGACACCCCCACGGTGCCGCAGGGAGTCGAGCCTTGGGTTGTAGTGGATTCTATTTCTTTGGTTTATGGAGAGGGCGAAGGCAACCTCCCCACCCACCTCCAGTTCACAGTGTCCTTTGGCGGCGACGGTACTGACCACTGGTCTTGGTACATGGACGAAGGCTACACAAGCTGGAATCAAAAGTTCGGTACGAACACTGTGCTGATCCCCATTGTCGGAATGTCGGGTGGTTATCACTGGCTGAACGTAGCAGCAGATAGTGTAGGTGACACGCACTTGGCTTACGCACAGGCTCAATGGACTATGCCGATGCCGGACGAGCACCCACCCGTGCTGACCCTGCTCGGAGACAACCCGATGACTTGGGAAGCCAAGACCACGTTTACGGCAGCAGACGAGCCGGGGTTCACGGCAGAGGATTCATTGGAAGGCGATCTCACGTCCTCCGTGAGTGTGGACTACTCTCAAGTAGACCCCGAAACCAAAGGCTCGTACATCGTCACTTACACCGTGTCTGACTCGACAGGTAATGTGACCACGGCACAGCGTGCCTTCAACGTGGTCGATAGCACATCACCAGTCATCAACCTCACAGGATCAACCTACTACACGGCAGAGGTTGGCTACGATTGGACCGAACCGGGATTCTCCGCTTCGGATAACTATGACGGGGATCTGACCAGCGCAGTAGTTGTCACCACAACTCTCGACGGTGCAGCCGTGTCCTCCGTTGATACGGCTGTCCAAGGCTCATACACAGTCACCTACACCGTGGCTGACGCAGCGGGGAACCCCGCTCCATCGTTGACCCGAACCGTGGTTGTGCAAGATACGCAGGCTCCAGTGGTCACGCTTGCTGGTGAAAACCCGATGACCCTGCACGCGGATACCCAGTTCAACGACCCCGGAGCGACTGCGGTGGATGGAGCCGATGGCGACCTCACAGCGTCTATCGTCGTGGTGAACGGCGTGAACATGAGTGCGGTCGGCACCTATTCAATCGTATATGAGGCCACCGATTCGGCGGGCAACAAGGGATCAGCTACCCGCACAGTTCAAGTTGTGGATGCTACGGCTCCCATCATCACCTTGGAGCAGGGAAGCACCGTCAGTTGGAACATGGCTATTCCGTGGTCTGAACCCGGATACTCGGCTACGGACAATCAGGACGGGAACATCACGGCTAACGTGGCTATCAGCGGCGACGTGGTAGATGTGAACACTCTCGGGGCGTACTCCATCCTGTACGACGTGAAGGATGCGGCGAACAACGCAGCGGTCACAGCTATCCGAACAGTCAACATCGTCCCACAGGACACTATCAATATCGTCAGCCTCGTAGACAACGGAGACAGTGCATCAGCCACGTTCGTTGTATCCACAGGTACTACAACGTACTGGAACTACTCTGTCGATAACGGAGATTGGATCACCGTGAATGGTGAGTTGAGTGGCTACGCGGCTACTATCTACGTGGCACCCGGCTCTCATTCAGTCCGAGTGGTGCCTTCCGACTCGATGACCGGCGTACCTATCGGCGCAATCGTTTCCGGCACAGTAGAAATCGTGGATCAAGACACGACAGCACCCGTCATATCGTTGATTGGCGGGGATGCGGTTACGCACCAAACAGGCACCGCTTGGGTGGACCCCGGAGCCACAGCAGTCGATGATGACGGCACGGACCTTACTGGGAGCATCACAAGTTACACCGACGACGAGGGTTGGAACGCCTCGGACCCACAACCCGGAGTCTGGACCATCACGTACTCTGTCGATGATGCGGCAGGGAACGAAGGCACAGCCTCTCGTTCAGTTACCATACAAGACTTGTCACCTCCCATCATCACAGTCACCGGGGAGTCGGTGGTCACGATTAGTCAGGGAGGCGGTGAATACTCGGACGCAGGAGCCACAGCGGTTGACGCAGTGGACGGCGACCTGACCGCAGCCATCGTAACAGGAGGCGATCCTGTAAACTCAAACGTGGCAGGCACTTACACCGTGACCTACACAGTCCAAGACTCGTCGGGCAATACGGCTACGGCATCGAGAACTGTGGTCGTTTCGGACAACACCCCACCGACGATCACGTTGACCGGAGGAACGGTCACTATCAGCGTGGCAGAGTCTTGGGTTGAACCGGGCTACACAGCACACGACGCACAGGACGGTGACGTTACGGATCTGGTCAGCGTAGACGATTCGCAAGTGAACAACAGCGTTGCAGGCTCTTACACAGTCGCCTACAAAGCGGTTGACAACGCAGGCAACGAAACACTGGCCTACCGCAACGTAGTTGTGGTGAGTGACAACTACCCGGTGATCCACATACTCGGAGAGAACCCAGCGTTCGTCCAGCAGTATCACGGCTACGAGGAAGCTGGTGCTTTCGCCACTGATGCGGAGGATGGTAATGTTCAAGTGAACATTGACTCCGAAGCAACCACGTTTACCGGGGATACAAGTGTGGAAGGTTCGTACATTTTAGGATACAAAGCTACTGACTCCGACGGAAACACAGCAACAGCAGTTCGGGTCATCGTCATTGGCAGTTCCGGTATGAACAACTCCTTGGATGGGGACAACAACTTCGGCGGCGGGGGTGGAGACAACTCTGGTGGTGATTTCGTCAACGACGGCGGCGATTGAGCGTGACACGGTTATTGACAAACCAAGTGAAACATGATTAGGAGATACAGATAATGGACAAAGAGCGAGCAAGACTGGGAATGATTGGTAGGTGGAAAGATAAGTATTACCGTGACGGTGAGCTTGTTGAGGAAACCGAGTGGACCCACAACCAGATCCAGAACGTCGCCCCCATCATCGCTGCCGGTCTGTTTCATCGTTGGGATGAGCTACCCGCTGGGCAGGTTCCCGTACCTTTCGAGGGCATTTCGTACATCGCTGTGGGAAGTGGCGATGTAGCTTGGGATGCTCTTGCGCCCGGAACCGTGCCGCAGGATCGTGCAGACACGACCCTAACCACAGAGTATTATCGTCAGTCGATCCTCGCTTCTGATATGTCCTTTTTGGACGCTGACGACCCAGCGCACCCTGTTGTGGCTGGTCCTTCCCGTATGATTCAGATAGAATCGACGTTCCTCCCGGCTGACGCTAACGGTGCCATGCGGGAGTTTGGTTTGTTCTGTGGATTCGCAACTGGTCTACCGGACTCGGGGCATATTCTGAACTGGATTGTTCACCCGCTTATCAATAAGGACGCAACATTGACCATCACTCGGACGATCCAGATCGAGTTCTTGGAGCCATAGAAGGAGACACAGCATGGCAAACCCTACAAACAAGCCGAACCTGTCCAGAACGGGTACGGTTGACGAGAGTAAGAACTATAAGGACGTGCGCTTCCAGCAGGGGTCGCCCGTCCTCGATGTGGATCTGAACGACGCACAGGACTTGGCAGCTAATCAGACCAAGCACGTCGCACAGATGGCTGTTCGCGGCGATCAAACCCCACAGACCGTACTCGGTAACAGGCAGTGGACTGTTGTACCAGTCTCTCGTGCTATCGGAGGTAGCGGTATCGAGGGTGAGGTCGATGCGAACAACTGTAACTTTGCAGTCACGATGGGTTCTCTCCTTACGCCCCTCGGAGTGCTCGACAACAGTAACGAGATCGACACGGCCAATCTGGAATCGCAGATCATCTTTGACTGGCACCGGATCGTTGACCTTGGAGCAGCAGGGGCCACGATGCGCCCGTGGGCTAACCACATGTTCCACGGCAAGGTCACGGCAGCCGGGGCAGGACTCATCGACGAAATGTTCGATGAGAATAAGATGTTCACGGCAAGTCACAACCTGCTCGGCACATCGACCGAGGCAGGCGGCTACCGTGAAGTTGTAGTTTCGGGACCGACAGGTCCGGTTCACGACGAGCCGCTTCCAGCAGGCACAGCGACACCGGCTGCTTTTCAGTTTCGAGTAGAAGAGTCTGCGTGTCGAATCTATTTCGTCACTGGTGCGAACGCTGGCGAGGTCCGTGACATTACAGGTTACACGGCTACCTCTGTGCAGTGGCTCACGAATCTACCGGCTGCTTTGGCTCAAGGTGATGAGTACTACATCATTCCGGGCAACGACCTTGTAAACTGGAAAGCCCAGTTCGATGCCATGACCGGAGCGCAGGCTGCTGACCAGACCTACGCAGGTCTTGTGCGCTACCCGATGATGTACGTTCAAGTCTTCAATGAGGACATTTCGTCTGACGAGGATGAGGATCTTCTGGACGTTACTCTCGGCATGGAGACTACCCACCGAACACAGGTTCGTTACTGCGTTCGTATGTGCCTCTCCAAGTGGAGCATGACCACGGACATGCCGGGTCTGTCTCCGATCACAGAGTGGCACCTCGCACGCCTACTGGATGACATGAACAAGGAGCCTCACTACCACTCGGTAGGTAACTCCTTGATCGTTGACTATGCAGTAGACCCCATCGAGGCTTTGCGGCATACCGCTACACAGGTTCCTGCCATTGACCCCGACGGGTCAGGCACCGCAGTATCACAGTGGTTCGATCAAGGCCCCGGCAACTTCGGCGCAACTCCGTCGTTTGCTATGAAGATTTCGGAAGGCTTCGGGACAGGCGACGTTGAGTTCTCGTCTGACCGTTGGTGGACTGCGGCTCACTGTCTGCTTCAAGAGACTTGTGGCGGGGCAGAGTCCCACATTGTACCGCTCGCTTGGATTATGCCTCCTTGGAAGCGGATGGACCCAACCTCCACGGATCTTCACGACGACGACGTTCTATCTCCGTACTTTATTCCCGGCCTCCTGCACCCTCTTTGGGATGATGGAGGCGGAATCATGTCTATCCCAATGGTGGGAATGTACGGTCGTGAAAACAACATCGTCACTAATGGGGGCATGAACCCCGGAGATACTGGCCTCCTGTTTATGGGCGGCATGATGCAGCCACCCAAGATTGTCATGGGTGTAGCGGAAATGTCTCGCTCACTTGTAAACGCTACAGCGGTCGTAGGCATGACTACGGCTGAGAAAGCGGGCGGCGGTGCGCCGATTGCTCGTGGCATCACGGCGCTGTATGACCGACACGGAAACATCCCTCTCCAGTACCAGTCCCTCGGTTGCGGGATCTCCAGTCTTACCAACTGGTATCTGAACCAGTCGGGTCTTGGACACCAGATGGGTATGTCAGCGCAGTGGGCTTTCGGGCAGCAGCGTGACAACTCCGGCAACCTCATCGAGGACACAGCCTACGGACTACCCTCGTCAAATCAGTACGTTGCAAACGGAGATACTACGGCGCTGTTCGCTTCGGGACAGTCTGCGGAAGTGTTCGCGTACACTCCTGACAACACGTCACTCAACCCGACCGATAAGTCTGTCGGAACCGTATGCTCAATCGACCCGCTGGTCGGAGGTGTCTCGCAGGACGCAGGCACAGGTGTAGTCACAATCGAGGATGGCGTTCGATCAGGTCACTGGTGGTCTGGAGAGTTCATCCCCGGATACGGTAAGTATATTACTCGTGGCGGTGATGAGATCACCGTAGACAGTGAGCAAGGCTGGGGCTTCTACAACTTTGCAGCACAGGACTATGCAAAGGCAACGGGTTCATCCACGGAGCCGGACTTCACGCAGCGTGGAACGGCTGACGGTCAGCGACAAGCGGAACTCATGCGGCAAGCGTTGATGTTCCGAAAGCTGGCAATCAAGACACAAGGGCATGTCCAGATGGACATGTTCAACTACCATGTGGCTGCGCCTTGGCGGGTGATGTACTACGACACCACCGAGGCTGATTCACTACCTCGTACTTGGAAGCAGTCACAGGACGGCGCTGGCGATGTTAGCGGCAACTCCTACGACGGCTTCATCATGGCTTCGGCGGCAGCGTTCCTCGACACCTCTATGGTCAGTGGTCAGGACATTAGCCAACCGTACGGACACCCCGAGGAAGACGAGCACGGCAACTCCCCAGTGAATCTACAGTCTTACGGAGTTGGAGCTGGTGTCCTTTCGGACGGCACAGTCGCCACGCCTGCCAGCTTGTCCAACTTCCCACCGGGTGAAGGCGACGCTGATGAAACTCCGGGCGAAGGTCTGGAGGCTAACGATCTGATCCGTTGGGGTCATCACGCTATCAACGTAGCGGATGTGTCAAACCCCGCAGACGTGAATCAGGACGTTATCGAGGCTGACGTGCGTATGGATATGGAAGCTGGTCCTTGGGGCCGGTTCCCTACTCTCCCCACGGACGAGGTGAACCCACTCGACACATGGGAGAACCGATGCACCGTGGCTCGCCTTCGTTATCACATTGGCGACTACTATCCCGGCCCCGAAACGCTGGACGCTGACGGTGCTCCCACAGGCACAAAGACCAACGCTTTGGTTGACACTCTCAACCTGTTCGTTCGGTTTGAACCGTTGTCTCTGACGCACTGGGCAACCCTGCCCAAGCACCAGCACAACGTCCTGCAAGGTCGAATGTCCATGCTTGACGGGCTGCTCTCGTTCATTGAACGAGTCAACTTGGAGTGGATTACGGAGAACCTGATTGATGAGGACGGTCTTCCCAAGATCATCGCTACGTCACCGGACCTCGGGCAACCCGGAGGTAACAGCGGCGAAAACGCAGCCTTCGGAACAATGGACCCCAACGTGGCTTTGGAGATTGGCGACCGAGATTGGCGCGACACTCCGATCCCCGATGCGTTCCAACCATTCGTCCACTGGTATCACCCGTTCATGGAATCCATTAGGTTCCCTCACGGTGACTGGGACGAGAACGCTTCCCTGTTCGGCGGCGCGGATTCCTACCCACAGTTTGATGGCGTAGCCTATCCCGTCTACAACCGATGGGGTGAGCGGTCACTGATTATCCCCACGATCACGACGCAACCCACGGATCAGTTCTTGGGTGAGCAGTCATCCACACAAGGTCTGAAATCGGTAAACGATTTGGACTACTGGGGTCTGGACGACTTCGCGTCATCAAACGAACTGGGGACGACGCAGCTATGGTCGCAGATTCCTCGTCTTGGTAATCACAACACCAACCCCGGCACGGCGTCTACAACGTACTCTGGTACGGTCAACGTGGATGGGGCGACTATCACAGTCCCGAACAATCTGGCAGCGTTCCCGTTTGTTCCTGACGGTGTGACGAGTCAGCTTGCGTACCCCGGATTCAGTGTCTACGGTAAGCCCGGTCCTACGTTCATGCCTGCGTTCAAGTGGTACTTGAAGGGCGAGAACTCCGGTGACATTTACTACGACGACTCGGGGTACTACTCGGAGAACACGGGCGGCGATATGTGGGATCTACATCCCGTGTTCCGTACCCACCCGTCGTCCTCCGAAGGAGAGGACTTGTTCAAAGGCTTCCCGCTCATCGACAAGATTGTGGAGATCCAGAACAACTGGTACTCCGCAGCGGAAGCAACTGGTCCGTACTACACTGGCGTTGGATTTGGTCAAGGCACTCAAGGCTACAACCGTGGCTACATCGGGTTCCCCGACGACAACCAACTGTTCGCACGGTCAGCTTACGACTGGCAGGCTCCGGTCATGCGTGCCAAGATTGGCACCACGACCTTGGCCGCTATCTGTGATGCTATGGAAGCAGCGGATGTGTTGAAGCTGACTTGGGATGCCACCTCCCCTTGGTCTGTGTCTGATGATGACGATTCAGAGTTCAACGGCGACATGCTTGACGGACCCGGAAACGCAATCCCCGGCCAAGGGCCTGACTTCGACGTGGATACGCAGTTCATCGGTGACACTGGTACGGGTATCGTGCTCGACTCCAGCTACGATGGCGCTCGTACCTTCTACGCAAACCCACTCACGTTCTCGATGGGTTCGTTCGATTGGAAGACAGGCACCAACCTGCCAAACGGCTTCGACACAGTACCGTCTACACTTGAAGACGGCGATCCCCGCAACACCTGTCACGATGCCTTCCAGCTAATGGAACATGAGGTGCAGGCTGCGTGGAACGGAACTGCTGATGTAGAGTGGCAACCCCTGATGAACACGTACACTGCGTTGTTCAATGCGGGTCTGGCGCAAAAGCTACTTTGGAACTGTTCTTTCCGCGTCCTTCATGCTCGCCCCGGTGGTGGTTACTCCCCGTCCTATCAAGGCGGTGGACACCCCAACACTCGTCGTTCGAGTGCTCCCAAATCCCTCACGGAGTTGTTTCTTGTCCGAGATAGGCAGAACGGTTCTGCGGTCCAGTGGCCCACAGCACCCGACACTATGGAAGACAAGCCGTTCCTTCACTTCCAGTCTATCCACCCGGCTGCTGGCGGTGGGGGTGGTCCATTCAACGCCCACCCCAATCACGCGTACACCGGCCACCTGTACCCCATGATCAGTGACAACCTCGGCGGCTACGTTGAGGGAGTCCCTGCATCATCCGGGTACTTGTACGATACCGACCCGATGACGGAAACGGATGTGAGTGCAGCAGAGTTCGCCAATAACGAGTTCGCCAATGCGCCACACGGTGACTGCTATGTCGCTGACCCGTTCGACTTTGCCTCTGCCACCTATCAGGACACCCAACACGGTGTCGGTGATGGTGCGCTGGTCAAGGTTGCTCAAACGGACAGGTTGCAGAACAACTGTGGCATCGAGATCGATCTGGTGTCCGAGTTGAGGTACGTCCGAGAGAACGCAGCAGCACATGGTCTGGATGAGGAAGGCGACATTGGAACACTGATGGATCAGATGCCCACAGTGGAGGAGTTGACCGCACCCGGAGATCATGAGATTCTGTTCGTGCTATACACAGGGCGATACGGACAGCGGATGATCAACGGAACAGTACCGAATAACGTGAACCCACCGTTCAGTGGTTGCCACATCAACGCTACTGTTGAGGTGAACCGTCCGAACGAGAAGCGTCCGTCCTACGGTGAGGATGCTACTGGAGAACACCACGGAGAGGCTCTTGAGACATTCCACATCTTGGGCCATCAGTAGAAGTGTTATTGACAAACAAAGTGAAAACGATAAGGATAGTCCTATAAACCTCCCGATTCTACGAATCGGGTTGTCAGTCCTCCGACTGACGTAAACTGTCGCCCATTCAGGGCAAGGAGAGAAGAGAATGGCTCGTAACTACGGCACAAAGCATAAGGTCATCACGTTCAACACCTTTTGGGATGATGATGAAAACGGCGCAACCCCCGAGGTAGCAAACACGCTACCGCTCAACTCGACTAACCTTGGATTCGATCCTCGGCGTCGTGCGCTCTACATCACTATCAGTGGTAACTCCGGTGGCGATGCTGATATGGAAGCCACGAGCTTCCAACTTCAAGTCAAGGGCTACGCCGCTGACGGCGAGACTGCTGAGTGGATTGCGATCCCTTGGGAGAAGGACAGTGCTGGTCTTACCATGACCGGTGCTACGTCTTACATCATCGGAACACAGGATGACATCATGCGCGTTCGTCCTCGTGACCTGCGTATTGCTGTTACTTCTGTACTCGGTGATGGTGACCCCGGTACTGTGATCGTTGCTGTAACTGCCAAGCGAGTTCCGTCGAACATGCGTGACGAGTAAGGAGTCTCTACTGGGACAATCCAGAGGAGGCTTCTTATGGAGTTGCAGGATATTGCACAGATCGGTGGTATGATCACCACGCTCATCGGAGCGGTCTGGTTTCTGTCAACCCGCATCCAAAAGGTTGCGGGCTTGATGGAGACTTTGACTGCCAAGTTTGAGGCTCGTCTTGAGGCGCAGGCTACGATGATGAACCAGCATGCGTCCCTTCACGAAGGGGCGCGTCAGTCTCGTGCCGAGATTTGGCAGGAGATCAACAGTTCCAAGGAGCGCGTAGTCCGTCTGGAAACCCAGGTCAGTGCTCTGGAGCAGAACCAGCAGCAGACAGGGTAGGCGTGCATGACAAAACCGTTTGACTACAACGCAAAGAAAGTAGAGGACTGGTCACCAGCCCAACACATGTACATCATCGAACGTGGCGCTCGGGCTATCCAAGAGGAGTTCGGGCTTACGGTCGATGGTCTTGCAGGGCCGATCACTCTCCGTGCAGTGGACAAAGCCATCCAAGGTGAGTGTCCCATCCCCAGTGGTAAGCGGGATGATATTGCTCGGGTCTACGGTGCGTTTGAATGGCGCGAGGGTCACGGGGGTCGGATCATTCCCGACCCGAAGTGGGTTCGTGCGAATATCGTTCGTGTAAAGCTGCACACTGGTCAACGTATTTCGTGCCACCGTGCTGTAGCGGATGAAATGGTGCGCTTGTATGAAGAAGCGTGCCGACTGTCGGAGTACACACCTGCCAAGATCGGTATGTACGTGCCTCGACACACTATGTGGAATCCATCTAAGTCTCTGTCTACCCACTCTTGGGGAATCGCGTTCGACATTGATTGGAAACTCAACCCTTACGGTAAGAAGGAAGGGACGAGGCTCCGTCAAGATGAAACGAGCATGAACTTTGTGCACGTTTTTGAGGATGCCGGTTGGACATGGGGCGGGCGTTGGAGAACGGCTGATGATATGCACTTCCAGCGTACTGGAAGATAGGAGATAAGAAATGGAAGAACCAACTCTTTGGTATCAGGTTTGGCACGGGACTTTGGAATATCTCATTCCTGCTTGTGCTGTTATGCTCACTGCGTTGTCCTCTTGGGGATTGAAGCGTTTGGCTACCAAGCTGGGCGTTGAGGTCGAACTCACCAAGGACGCTGCCATTCGTCAGGCTGTGCGTGCAGCTATCGGCGCGGCAGAAGAACTGGCTGCGAAGAAACTCAAGTTGGAGGACAAGGGCGAGGACATGGACAAGCTCGGCTGGGTTATTTCCACGCTCGACAAGCAGTGGCCCAAGATGGCTCCAGACGATTTGGAACGGATCATCCATGAGGAGATCGCGTCCATGTCTGGAGTGGGTGCCACTGGTGACAAGGTGATTTCGTAGGAGGTCGCCATGACACCGGACATAGCAAGTGGCCTTTTAGGTCTGCTCGCTGCCGTGCTCCCGTTGCTCATCAACTGGCTGTCAGGGTTGTCAGGTAGAAAACCCTCACCGTTGGTGGTTACAGGAGAACGACATGATAAGGCACTCAATGACTTGGCTAAAGCACTCAACAGCGGCAACGCTGTTGATGTTGCTTCTGTTTGGGCAAAGCATGACAGGCTGCTGTCACAGGCCGGACTTGATCACAGACCCGTCCGTGGTCGTCGTTGACAGTAGTGAGATAACGGAGAATCCCGACGGGACGTACACCGTTTCAAAAGGGTGGATGCTACGGAGACTCCAACATGAGCAAGGCTTGCAAGCCGCGCTGTTGCGTTGTGAGCAGGAGGGCGAATGAAACGTATTGTGAATAAACTCGGGGCGAGTAAGTAGGACTTTACAAACCAATGGAAACTTCATACCAATCAGTAGTGCTCGCTTTGGCGGTTACGGTAGTGCTCGTACCTCTTTGGTACAGGTCTGCCGCACGCCAGCGTGCTGTTGAATGGTTGTCTGGTTGGTTGCAAAAGAAGTTTCCTCTCACGGCGGCCCCACAAGGGGGCGATAATGGAATGTCCGAAGTGCGGAGAAGCTACGAGGGTCAAGGATTCTCGTCTTCCCGACCCCGACCGGGAATGGCGGTGGTCAGTGAAGATGCTTCAAGTCGCCAGTAAAGTTTACGGATGGTGGGACCCCGGTGGCTTTAGGGTTCGCTCCCGCCAGTGCGTTTCCTGCTCCCACAAGTTCAATACCATCGAGGTTGACCTTGAGGATCTCAAGGCTGCGTTTGATGATTTGAGAAAGGGCGGTGACCCGTGACCGAACCATCAGTCGACGACCCAATACTACAGGCAGCATGTGAAGTCGGAAGGCTAACAGTCGAGAAGCGTGCTGCATACGGAGACTCGTTCCAACAGGCAGCGACCGTTCTGAAAACGCTGTACCCAAACGGCGTCCAACCCCACCAGTATAAGGACATGCTCGCAGTAGTGAGGGTGTTGGATAAGCTGTTTCGCCTTGCAAATAGGAAGGAGGCTTTCGGGGAAAGTCCTTGGCGAGACATTTGCGGCTATGCCTTATTGGGCATTGTCACTGACAAAGATGTAAACGCAGGATGACCCATGAAGAAAGGTTCAAAGTCAGCTTCCGCATGGGAGTTGAAACAGCAAGGCTACACGGTAAAGGAGATCACGGAGATGCTGGGCATCAACCGCTCGACCGTGTATCGACGTATTCAGCGGGAGAAGGTCAAGGCTTACGAAGCGACGGATCTTACCGCTGTAGATGACGTGTCGGATATGTCCGATGCAGGCAAGAACATCACCGTAAAGTCTGACGGCGATCAGACCGTCATCAGTAATCGAGGCAGAATCCAGTCACTTGATGAGTTGCTGAAAGAGGCAAAGGTTGACCGTAACAAGTGGGCAATCAAGAACTGGGTAGCCAACAAGTGGGATGCCATGACCAAGGAGGGTCAGGTTCCTATGTGGCAGATCAAGGTCTGGCTGGAGCGCATACCGGCGTTCATGCTGGAACCTGTCAAGGCTGTCAAACCCCTACCTCGTCAGCCAAGCCGTGGCTCCGAGCGTGACGTAGAGCGGGCGCTGATCATACCGGACTCGCAGAACGGATACCGTGTAAATCGGCGAGACAACACGTACCGTCCTCTGCACGACCGCAAGGCGTGGGACTTGGCAATCCAAGTCGCTCAACGTATGCAACCCCAGTACATTGTCATGCTCGGTGACATGTGTGACTTCGCACCGTTCGGCAAGTACACAACCACGTCCGATCTGTCGTTCACGACCCGACCTACGTTGCTGGAACTGCACTGGTGGCTGTCACAGTTGAGGCTCGCCGCTCCCGCAGCGAGGATCATCTACTTGGAAGGAAACCATGAGGCTCGGTTGGCGAAGATCATGTGTGATTCAGTCAAGGAAGCCGTGGATTTGTCTGCCGTGAATCGTGACCTTCCAGCACTGTCGGTTCCTGCCCTGCTGGACTTGGAGTCGCTGGACATTGAGTACCTCGGCCCCTACCCCGAAGGGGACTTCTGGCTGTTCGACACCGTGCATATCCTTCACGGCGTTGTGGTCCGAGGCAAGTCAGGCGCAACCACGCAGGCAGTTATTAGGGAAGCGTCACACTCCACAGTCTTCGGTCACATTCACAGAGTGGAAATGGCGTCGAGGACTATCCAGACAAAGGACGGTCGCAGGTTTATCTACTCCATGTCACCCGGCTGCATCACAGCACTCGACGGCGCTGTACCCGGCTCCAGTAAGAGATCGAACTGGCAGCAAGGATTAGGAGTTGTGGACAAGACCACCACACCTGACGGAGAGGAGCACGTAAGCATGTTCCCCGTACCCATATCGGATGGGACCATCATCTGGGATGGGAATGTTCTATATGGAGAAGACCGTACTGACGAGATCAGGGAGGCGACAGGCTTCCACGGTTTTTGACAAACCATGTAAATATGATACGAGGATCATTATGAGCGTACCAGCAATACTCAACAAACTTGGAAGCAGGGGTCATGCCGTGTTCACACGCGGCGACTACAACCTCAACATCATCGGTGTTCGTACACCCTCTCGGTTGGCGAATACGTTTGACGATTGGATGCATGTCGTCTTCAAGCAGGATGACGAGTGGAAGGATCTCAAGTTCCCCATCACAACGGACCCCGGACTTTATTGGCTTGAACACCCCATGCGAGTTGAAGGCACAGCTATTCTGTGTCCCGGTCAGTACCGAGGGGTCTACAAACTCGGCAAGCACAGGGGTAAGTATCTGGCTCTTGTCCAGACAGGAGGTCGTGTCAAGGTATGGCGTGACAACAACAAGGATGAGGTGCTTGACCACGACCCCGAGGCGGTGGCGCAAGGGTACTTCGGCATCAACATCCACAGGTCTTCTACAGCCAAAGGAGGCAGTCGGCAGGTCGAAAAGTACAGTGCCGGTTGCCAAGTGTTCCAGAACCCCCACGACTTTGATGTGTTCATGTCCCTTTGTCAGCGGTCGGCTGAAAAGTACGGTAGCACCTTCACGTACACCCTCGTAGACTGGTAATAATGGGTAGTAGCTTTGACTGGTAAAAGTTACTTGACATGTGCGCCCGTGCATGATACAACACTTATAGCCGGTCATTCTGCACCACTATGGGGCATCCTCGACGTTTCGGCGCGTCTTGGGTGCCTCTGTCGTTTTGAGGATTCCGGTTTTCAGTCACAGCAACCAGACAAAGGAGTAAGTCATGCTATCCGTTGACAACAAACGGCTCGTCATTGAACTGGACTCGGAAGCCGGTCGCTCTTTGGCTTTGACAGTGCTTCAAACTCTGTTCACATGGGGTTTGCAGTGCCGATGGGTCACGGAGAACGGTTTTGACGTTCAGAAGGCAATCGCAATCGTAAAGGGTGAGTCCGAGGGATCGGCAACCATCGAGGACTTGGAGTCCGAAGGAGATGGTGATGCTTGATTGGGGAGGCACGACAGATAAGGGATTCACGGCAGTTTCGCGTGCGTTCCTCCAGCACTACGTGAGGCTGGGAATCAGCATGGAAGAGGCGATGTTGATCCTTCATGTTCTCGACTATGCGTGGAACGGTTCAGTACCCTTCCCCAAGGTCGCTACGCTTTGTCGCTACAGCGGCAAGAGTGAGAAGACGATCAGAACGTACATTCGTTCACTGCGGAACAAGGGACTCTTGAAGACCCGAAGCCGTCAAGGTCGTTCCAATGAGTACGACTTTTCTCCGTTGTTCAGTCGGCTGAAAGAGGTGGCAACCCTCCCAAGTCACCCCGACGAGAAGCCAGTGGCGAAAGCGGTCCCACAGGAAATCGAACTGCTGGATGCCCCGGAGGTAAGTGTTACCGAGGAGACTACCCCGGATTTACCTACTCAGGCTACCCAAGTATCACCCAGTAGAAGTACACGAATAGTACAACAACCAAAGAACAACACTGGCACGCTGTCGCGTACCATTGAGCAGGCGATGAGTGTCGCTTCCGCCCAGTCAAAAGGAAGGAAGAAGGCGAGGACTTCTCCCACAGCGGCAAAGAGGGTACGCAGTTTCTTGGAGAAAGATCCTCGCCAGTACAACTGCAACGACATGGAGCTGGTTCTCGGCATAGCGTGGAAGGAAACCGGATGGAAGACCCCACCACCCAAGTTTACCAGTAGGGATCGTAAGCACGCCAAGGACTTGATCTCTCATTATGGTGCTTCCAACGTCGCTCGTGTGATAAAGGAAGCAATAGGTGGTTGGACGGACTATTCAGGTCGCCTGAATGTGAACGGCTATCCGTCGATGCCCCTGTTCTGGGGATATAGGAACTCAATCTTCCCGATGGTGCTCGACGGGAAGGGTAAGAAGAAGGGCGCAGGAACACAGTTTGATGAGTCGACTTCTCGTGAGGACGGCAGCGAGATCGGCTGGTAAACATCTTGACAAACCAAGGAGAAGATAATGGATGAGAAGACATTGGAGGAGCGCCGACGCTGGAAGAAGGAACGCATCGGTCAGTTCTACGGAAAGCGTATCAGCGATCAGGCATTGAAGCGTCATCGGGCTATGCAGATCAGCATGGGGGATGGAACGCATTGGGATATTCGTATCCTTTCAGCACCCGACAGCCGTGGTTCCCGCAGGCAGCTTTACCGAAACAGGGTCAAGGCACCTGACGGACGCAGGTACGCCAACGCCATGTGTACCAAGTATCGAATCCCCTTCCAGAATGTGCAGTTCACCGAGGACCAGCAGATCCCGTTGGAAAAGGATCGCAAGCCCGTGAGCATGGCCGAAGTGAAAGCCGCACAGGAAGCAGCGAAGGCAGCAGCAGCGGCAGCCAAGGCTGAACAGCAGGAGAAGGCAGCAGCGCGTAAGAAGGCAGAAGCCAAGACGCAGGAACCGGAAGCAGTAACACCAGTGAAGACACAGACAAAGACAAGGAAGAAGACCAGTGGCAGAACTAAAGCAAAGGGTAAGGCGCAGCAGGGGTGAACTCACCGAGGAACACTTGTTGCGAATGAACATAGGGAGAAGGTACTGGCAGGCTACGCTTGACGGTATTCAACCCGGCGTACATCGTGACGCAATCCGACTGTACCTCAACGATTTCCAGTCCAACTGGGAAGGCGGTTGGGGTTTGTTCCTTTGGGGAGCGAACTCAGTCGGTAAGACCTTCGCAGCAGCGGCGGTTTTGAAGGAGTTGACCAACAAGGGGTACAGTAGCTACTGCGTACTGTCCGACGTGTTGAAGTCAGCCTACATCGACGGACAACGGTTCGACCCGAGCCAAACGATTGTCCAGCGAGTAGAATCAGTAGACGTACTCCTACTTGAAGACCTCGGCAAAGAGTACAGCGGTAAAGGCAGCGGTTGGGCTGAGTTGTGTTTTGAGAACATGATTCGGAAAAGGAGCCGTGAACTTTTGCCCACCATCATCACGACCAACTTGGACCCCAAGTCATTCCGTGATCGCTACGACAAGTCAGCGGCGGCAATAGCGATGGAGTCTATGATCTCGGTAGAGGTCAAGGGTACGGACATGCGCCGTGCCGCAGCCGCCCGCAAGATGGGCGAGTATATGCGGAGGCGTTGATGCGTAGGGGAAAGATGAGCACATCCACGGCGGGAACCTTGTGGGTTGACGCTTCTTGTGTGTTTGTCAAGAAGACCCCTCCGTGGTGGCAGTTTTGGAAGCGTCCTTCGTGGGTCTACCGTGAAGGAATCAAGGATTGGCTTTGGGGCGCAGGGTCACACCTTCAACTCGTTCTCGCATGGATGGGTGACAAGGAGGATGTGGCAGTGGATTCGTCGCTGGACCCAACGGACTACTTCTTTGAGGTCCGTGAGTTCCGCACAGCGGGGGAGGCACTTTCCAGCTTCCGTGCGTCGAACCAGTCAGTCGAGTTTATCGTAGCAGACAGAAACAGGTTGGTTGATCATCGGACGGTGTTGTTCGATTGGTCAGGCAGCAGATACCGAAGGAGCAATAGCAAATGGACATAGAACAGGCCCTAATCAGTAGGGTGGTACACGCAGATGAAATGGGGAAGGCGATTGACGAGAACCTGTCAGCACGTCTTTTCGATGGACCGTCAAGAGAGGTGTGGGAGTGGTGCATCGAGCACTACAGGACACATGGAGTCTCGCCGGGAAGTGACGCACTGAGTCAGGCTCACCCCTCGTACGAGTTGATGCCCACCACGGAAACGGTGAGCTACTATGCGAGTCAGTTGAGGCACAAGTTCGCGTACAACACTGCCTTGGAGCACATGAGGGAGGCAGGTCAGATCCTCGCAGAAAACGGTGACCCGATGGATGCCGTGGAGATCATGCGTGAAGCCGTCCAACAAGTGGACGACTTGGGGTCAGCAACGGCAGACGTGGATTGGGCGTACACAGTAGATGAACGCTTCAAGAAGTATCGTGATTTAGCAGACGCCAAGGGCATCGACGGGATCGAGTCAGGGTTTCCGACGCTGGATCTATCGACGCAAGGTTTCCACCCGGAGGAACTGGTATTCATTGTGGCTCGACAGGGTGTGGGTAAGACGTGGCTTGAAGTTGTCATGGCTCACCACAACTGGATGACAGGACACAAGCCGATCCTGTTCTCCAAGGAAATGTCGTCCTTCCAGATCGCTCGGCGCTTGGACTCCCGTAACTTCAAACTCCCGTATCAGGAACTCCGTAGCGGTAAGCTGGACTTCCACACGGAGAGCAGGTGGAAGGAGGAAATGGATAAGATCCGAGGCGAGCGTCCCTTCTACATCATCGGAGAGGAAGGCGGCGGCGTATCGCTGGTGGCGGCTAAGATCGAGAGGTACAAACCGGACATAGTTTACATCGACGGTATGTACTTGATGGAGGACGACCGACGAGGCGATTCCTCTTGGCAGAGGATTACCAACGTAGCCCGTGACTTGAAGCGGCTGGCTAAACGGGCGCAGATCCCCATTGTGGTGTCTATGCAGTTCAACAGGTCAGCGAGTGATTCTCGCGGTGACGCTTCACAGATTGCGTACGCAGACGTGGCGAAGGAAGCGGATTTGATTCTCGGCATGTTCCAGACCGAGGACCAACGGCTGAACCGGATCATGGAACTGCGAATACTCAAACAACGTGAGGGTGAGCGAGGTACGATCTCTCTTGTATGGGATATGGAGAATATGGACTTCACGGAGATCGGGAACCAGACAAGCAGTCTGACGGAGGCGGAAGATGAGCCAGTTTCGTTTTGACGACGAGTACATCAAAGCCGTGCGTAAGGAGCTTATGCGCCCCACGGCTTTGAGTGAGAAGATCATCTGGTGGGAGGCGATGATGCGTGGATCGCTTCAATCGTTCTATGAGCAGATGGCAGAGGTTATTTGGAACATAGACAAGGATGATTTTGACTGGGGACCAGTGGATCAAGAGGGTTGGCTTCTTGACAAACAAACAAAAGTTGAGGTACAAGCATACCGTAGAGGTGCTGTAGCAGTTGCGGCTCTTATCCAGAGGTCGTTGTCTGATGCGCTTGGGATGCACACCGATAGCATAGTAGAGGCGTTAGATGAGCGAGCAAGTTTGGAAGAGAGAATCAGTGATTTCATTGTTGGAGCGGCTTCCAAGAGTGAAGACGGTATTGCCGCAGGGCAAGAACCTCATGATCAGTTGCCCGATGGCAAAGCACACCAAGAAGCACAAGGGCGACGTAGACAACAAGCCGTCGATGGGGATTCTGGTACGGGAGAATAACTCTTGTCTCGTACACTGCTTCACCTGTGGATACCGTGCTGCCAACCTCGCAAAGCTGTTCGAGGATTTGGAGTTCTTCGGTGACATTGAAAACGACTTGGTGCAGGAAGCCCGTGACGTAGACAAGCTGGAACTGGATGTGATCCTCGACAATGCGGCGGGATACCAGCAGTTTGGATACACAGGGAAAGACTACCCAGTCTACCCCGCAGCGGAGTGGGAGCCGTACTCCCACCTTTGGCACTCCTACTTGGAGAAGCGAGGCATAGGCCAAAACGCGGCTCTCGCATGGGACATTGGGTTCGACAAGCGTGAACATAGAGTGCTGATTCCCGTGAAAGACGTGTCCGGTCACTACGTCGGTGCCATTGGAAGGATCATCCACAATCAGGGCGACCCGAGGTACAAGAACTATTGGCCCGCCCGCAGTGAGAGTGGAATCGTCAAGGCTTTCGACAAGGGCAAGTTTCTTGTAGGCGAGCACATGGCTGATCCGGCGAAGACCACCATCTTGGTCGAGGGGGCGTTCGACGCAATCTGTGTTTGGCAGCAGTTGAAGGAGAAGCGTGCCTTCTACAACGTCATGGCTACGATGGGTGTTCGCATGACGGACAGGCAAGTACAGAAGGTGCTCCAGTTGAGCAGTGAAGTGATCATCATGTTCGACAATGACTACGCAGGGCATGAGGGTGTCGGCTGGTTGGCAAAGTCAATCGGAAGACGTATCCGAACCCTGTCGGTCAACTGGAACGCTCTACTCCAGCACGACCGTATCCACGACCCCACAATGAGGAACAAGGCTCGACGGCAGATGAAAGACCCCTCGTCGTTGGGAGCACAAGTGATCGATCTTCTCCAGACAGCCGGTCCAGTGTCATCACAGATGATGAGGCGTAGGAACGTACCGAGGCCGGACAGAATCAAAGGAAAAGGCCGACGACGCCGTAAATAGCGTCCAGATAGCGTCAGATCGCAGTGTTTGACAAACCCAGTCAAACATGCTATATTGATATTAGAGACACTGATCCGACAGCACAAGTCCGTGTTGGCGGGGAGTTTCTATTTACCGGGGTATAGTCCCCACAGAAAAGGAGACATGTAACATGTCATGGTTTGCAACTGGCTATGATGCCATCGTAGAGGAAGACACGCGGAAGAAGGATGCTTCGCGTGTCAGTCGTTTTTGGATGCCGCAAGATGCGGAGAAGGTCGTCACCTTTGTAGATGACGACACCACACCCCGTGAAGTCATTCACGACGGTCAGAAGTACAAGCTGGAGGTTCCGTTCGTTGTCAAGGAACACCAGATGCAACTGAACGGTCACTGGCGCAACTTCTTTACGTGCCTTCGCCCGATGGGTCAGACTTGCCCCATCTGTGAGAACTCGGATTCCCGTGCCTCGCAAGTGGCGGTCTACACGGTCATCGACCACAGCGAGTGGGAGGACCGTAACGGAACGAAGCACAAGGATGAGTTGAAGCTGTACGTGGTCAAGACCAGCAGCAGTACCTACAAGCTGTTGCAGAAGTTGGCTTCAAAGCGGAAAGGTCTTCGTGGCTGTACCGTGACCATTTCGAGGCTCGGTGACAAGTCGCCCAACGTGGGCAACTCCTACGACTTTGAGGAGAAGGTCGAGTTGGATGAGTCGATTCAGGCTTACAACTACCTCGACTGTTTCGCTCCCAAGTCTGCGGATGAGCTTGAAGGCATTGTCGGAGCGGTGGTCGCTGAAACGGAAGACCCCGTTCCATTCTAATCAACAGGGAAGGTTGGGAAACCTGCATCGTCGGGGCTTCGGCCCCGGCGGTGCTTTATCCGTAGACACGGTTATTGACAAACAACGGAAAATCTAATGACACAGTATAAGACAGACCAGATAGTCAACACAGGTCGTGCGCTCAAAGCGATGATGGCTAAGTTGGCTGGCGAGAACTGGCTCGCCTTTGATACGGAAACGGACGGGTTATCGTTCGACCGGCAGATTGTCGGCTTCTCGGTAGCCACACGGGATCAGGCTTACTACGTCCCGATGAGGCACCGACCAGCAGGACAAAGGCTCCCCGATGCCGCATCGTCCACGGCGTTTCAGAACGCACCGCTGGACTTGGCGCTTGAGGCTTTGAAGGAAATCTTCTCCGTAGAGGACAGGGAGATTTGGGCGCATAACTGGAAGTTCGACTTGAAGGCTATGCGTAATGACGGCATCGATCCCTCGACCATCAAGGCTCGGCTCGGTGACACTATGGTCCTTTCGTGGGTGACTGCGGAGACGGACACGAAGCGTCACGGGCTGAAAGGCTTGGTGAAGGAAATGTACGGGTACTCCATGTTGGAGTTCACGACCCTACTGGACAACTGGGTCCAAGGTGGCAGACGCAAGGGCGTGCTTCCCGTGTGGGCTATCCCAGTTGGACCGATGACGCAGTATGCGTGCGATGACGTGAAGTGGTTGGACAGGCTATCCACGGACCTCGGCAGGAAGCTGGCGGCTATGGGTGAGCATAGCGTCAAGGTGTTCTGGGAGTTGGAGATGCCGATCATCTTCATCTTGGAAGAAATGGAGCAGAACGGTATGCGTCTTGACGTTGACCATCTGTCCAAGGTTTCCACGGACTTGCAGAACCGTATGACGGTCATCCTCCAACGCATCCGTACGCTGCTTCGGACGAATGGCGTGGACGGAGAGGCAAACATTGGTTCTACCCAGTGGCTTTGCCGGACGTTCATCCAGCACCTATGTTGGTGGCCCCCGATTGGAGCCAAAGGGAAGAACGGGTACTACTCGACCAAGGAGAGCCACGTCCAGAAGTGGGCGCAAGGCGTTCGTGGCACGACCAAGGCAGGACAGGAGGTTGCGGAACTCATCTTGGAGTATCGCAAGGCTCAGAAGCTACGGTCCACGTACACCGAGTCGCTGATTGACGACGTGCAGGCTGATGGTCGCGTACATGCGTCGTTCCGACAGATCGGTACACGCACAGGGCGATTCTCGTGTAGGAACCCCAACTTCCAGAACATCCCACGTAAGTCGTCAGTCAGTATCAGGGAGGCGTTCATTCCGAGGGACGGGTTCACGATGATGACCTGTGACTACTCTCAAGTGGAGTTGCGGCTGATGGCTCACTTCTCCAAGGATGAAACCATGCTGGAGGTGTACACGGAAGGAGGTGACATTCACCAGCAGACGGCAGATGCTTGTGGTTGTACGAGGCAGCACGCCAAGGCAATCAACTTTGGTCTGATGTACGGTATGTCGCCGAAGACCTTGGCAGCACAGATCAAGGCTCCCGTCAACGAGGCGAAAGTCTGGTGGCAGCGGTACTTCCAGAAGTACAGCGCAGTGAAAGAGTATCAAGGCAGGGTTATCACGCTCGCCCGTGCAACTGGTTATTCGTCAACCCTGTTGGGTAGGCGAAGGTATCTTCCCGAGATCAAGTCGGATGACTGGAAGGTGAAGGGACCAGCGGAGCGCAAGGCAGTGAATACCAAGATTCAGGGATCGGCTTCGGACGTGATCAAGGTGGCTATGAGGAACATCGACCGTGCTCTCAAGGATGAGGGCTACTGGAGGGACGGTGCCTTCATGCTATCGCAGGTCCACGATGAGTTGATCTTTGAGGTTCGGGATGACTTGGTGGATACGGTCGGAGGACTTATCCAGAGGGAAATGGAAGCAGCAGTGAAGCTGCGCGTACCTCTCATCGCTGAACCGTCAAGTGGCCCTAACTGGGAGGCAGCAAAATGAGTAGGCAAAAGGGGTGGTTCAAGTTGCCACCGGAACACTGGACACCGGCTCTGCAAGCAGAGTTGACCGTATGCACGGACGACGGACAGGACGTGCAGTTGTATCGTCAAGAGGGAGGCTGGGTGCTCATCCCACGCAGTCTTCATGTGCGGTTCTCGGAGAAGGTGGAAACAGTAGACGGAAACCCCATGCAGTCTGGATTGGAACCCATTGGGTTGCGAGGTCAGCAACCGGGAGCAGTGCAAGACACTATGAGTGTTTTGGAAGAGTCCTTCGGGGGAATCCTCCACGCTCCGTGCGGGCAAGGCAAGACTGTGATGGGATTGGAGATCGCACGTAGGTTGAACAGAAGAACATGCGTGCTCGTACACAAGACGTTCCTCATGGACCAGTGGAAGGACCGAATCGAGGAGTTCCTGCCGGACGCCAAGGTAGGTGTTTGGCAACGGGACAAGGTTCCAGATGAGGACTGTGATTTCGTGATTGCTATGGTCCAGTCCCTTACGAGCAACAGGGAGTACCCGCAGGAGTTGTACGATTCGTTCGGTACGATCATCACGGATGAGGTGCATCGGTTCGCTGCACCCACATGGCAGAGTGCCATTGTGCAGTTTGGAGCCAAGTTCCGGTTGGGACTTACGGCTACCCCAAACCGTAGGGATGGTATGCAGTGCGTGTTCTTCAAGCACATCGGACCATTGGCCCACTCGATGCCGAGGACGGAGCAACTGAACCCGACGATCCACAAGATCGAGTTGAGTACCTACATCCCGGCAGAGGAATACAAGTTCCGGTGGAACGGAGAGGTGAACACAGGAAAGCTGATCTCGTTGATTGCAGAGGATGACCGACGCACAGTGTCCGTCCTACACTACGCAGTCCGAGCGGCAGCGGTGGGAAGGAAGATCCTGATTCTCACGGAGCGGAGGAAGCATGTCGATATTATGCACATGTCTTTGGCCGGTCTGTTTGAGGACAAGGAATGGGACGACATGCTTGTGTCGAAGTACGTCGGAGGCATGAAGCAGGAAGAACTGGACGAGGCGGCAAAGGCAGAGGTCATCGTGGCGACGTACCAGATGGCACAGGAAGGGTTGGATATTCCAGACCTCGACACCCTGTTGTTGGCTACCCCGAAGACCTCGGTGACACAGGCGGTTGGGCGAATCTTGCGTGACCACCCGGAGAAGCAGGAGCCAGTGGTGCTCGACTTTGTAGATGCCCGTATTGACGTGCTCGGAGCCTACTGGGGTAGTCGCCGGAAGAAGTACGCAGCCCTCGGGTATCTGTAGAGGTACTTGACAAACATAGTAAAACCCGATACACTGTATCACAGACACGACAAGCCGAAAGGCAGTCATAGGAGAACATCATGTCAGAAAAAGCACTCGTACTGCGTCCCGCCGTGGAAGGGACCGCAATCGTCAACGGCAGCGAAAGGCTGCTTCACACGCCAGTAGCGGATATGACCGCACCGGAGATTCACGTTGCTTGGAGCATCCTCGACCACATCGAGAAGGTGGCGAAGGCACGCAAGGCGACTCTCCGTACTGAGTTGATGACCCACGCAGAGGAAGATGGAACGCAGGACGAGAAGGGCAGTTCCACAAAGGTCATGGAGCACGGTGGCAAAGTCACCAAGCAAGCGTCCCACATCATCAAGATCAATCCGGCTCGCCTTACGGCGTTGTTGAACGAGAAGGAGATCCCGTTGAAAGAAGCGGGGTCGGTCAAGTTCGTGCCGGATGAGAAGAAGGTCGAAAACCTTGTAGCAGAGGGAAGGGTCAGCTTGGACGAGTTGTCCGATTGCTACGACAGCAAGGTTCAGTATTCCCTCCGGGTCGTCAAACCCGATCAAGTCACCGCTGCAATAAAGGGAGGCGAAAATGGCAAACTCGGCAAACTACAACCGTGATTACTACGAGAAGAACAAGGACCGGATAGCTAAAAGGAAAGCGAATCGGTACAAGTTCGATATGGATTACCGGAAGCAGGTGCTCGCCCGCAGAGCGGAGCAGCGCAAGCGTGAGAAGGAGGAAAGGGCAGAAGCGGAAGCCAACGCAGTACCCCGAACCCACCGTCCCGGTAAGCGAATGAGGATCACCCTGCCTGACGGGGATAAGGTGGTAACGGAAATGCTGTCCATCGGGAAGATGGCTCACCGGCTCCGTATCTCCACGCAGACCCTACGCAAGTGGGAACGGCTCGGAGTCATGCCACAGGCAATCTACTCCAGCAAAGGTGGTCACAGGCTCTACACCGTGGATCAGGCGCAGGCTTTGAAAGAGGTCTACGAGGAGTTCAAGAGGAAGTATTCTCGTTGGGAGTTGACCGACGAGTTCATTGATGCAGTCCACACAGCGTGGAACAATCTTGTGGGTGGTGTGAAGGACACAGCCCCCGCGTAAACCGTCCAACAGGACAACAGAAATAGGAGAAAGACATGGCAGGTAAGAAGAAGACAGCAGGACGTGTATGGGCATCGGCTCACTACGCAGGCAACTCCATTGGAGACAAGGACGTTCAGATCGAGGTCCGGTCGTTTGAGTCTCCGCACGCTACAGTCAAAGTGGCGTATGGGTTGACGCTCAACCTCGGCAACTATGAGTCGGGTCGAGTGGACGCAGGCGTGGAGCTTCCGTGCTACCCCGAGGAAGTCGATGACGCTTTCAAGGAGGCTTGGGACAAGTGCGAGCGTGAGGTGATCGAACAGGTCGCTGCTATTCGTGGTGCCAAGGCTGACGGACGCGGGGAGTGACATGAGCAGGGAACTCGACAAGTTGTTGGCATCGGTCAACAAACGGTATGGTTCGTTGACCATCACCAAGGCGGCAGATGCCAAGTTGCTATCGAGGGTCCAACGTGTACCCACTGGTATTTTCGGCTTCGATGTAGCCACGGGCGGTGGAATACCAGTGGGTCGCATGACCACCCTGTTGGGGGAATACTCGTCAGGTAAGACCGCACTGGCTTTGAAGTCAGCGGCAGCGTTCCAAAGGCACTGCCGCAACTGTGGTCGTGCGATGTTCGATTGGGACGAGTTGACGATGACCAAGACCCCGAAACGGTGCTGTAAGAACGCGGAACCCTGTAGGGTTGTCTGGTTCGATGCGGAAGGGTGTTGGGAGAACGATTGGGCCGAACGGCTCGGAGTGGACGTGGATAATGTCTACGTCATCCGAACGGCTTTCGCAGAACAAGGCATCGACGTGGCTGATGCAGTCATTCGGAGTGGTGAGTGTGACCTGCTGGTCGTGGACTCCGTGGCTGCCCTAACCCCGTCAGTGGAGATTGAGGAATCTGCGGAGAAGTGGCAGATGGGTGTTCACGCCCGACTGATGAACAAGGCTATGCGTAAGTGGACGAGTGCCACCAACGCAGGAGGTCTTGGAGCAGGGTCGGGTCAGTGTAGCGTCATCCTGATCAACCAAATCCGTATGAAGATTGGAGTCATGTACGGTAGCCCCGAGACAAGTCCCGGTGGTAAGGGTGTAGGGTTCCATTCGTCCATGATCATCAAGGTGAAGAAGCGCGGCTACTTGCAGTCCAAGGATGAAATGACGGTCGGCTTGAAGATGGAGATCGCAGTCACAAAGAACAAGACCGCACCCCCGAATAGGAGTGCAGGGTTCACTTTGGTATTCACGGATGCGTACGCTCCCGCAAGAGTGGCAGGCTCCACCAACGTCGCTCGACAGGTGCTCGACCTTGCAGTCTTCTGGAAACTGGTCAGGCAGAGTGGCGCTTGGTACGAAATGGCAAAGGGCATCAAGGCGCAGGGAGCGAACGAGGCTGCGAATATGCTCATGGCATCGGAGAACAGGAAGCTACTGGAGATGCTGACCAACAAGGTCATGGAACGGGAAACAGGTTGGGCGACGAGTAAGGAATCGTCGTGAGTCTCGGAGACAAGACACCCAAGCCCCGTATGTGGGATGAGGAAGAATCCAAGGTCAATCGTCATCGAAGCCAGAGGCAAGAACGGCGAGTAGCCAAGGAAGTCCGTGGTACAGTCACGCCCAACTCGGGAGCGACACCTTTCGGTTCAAAGAAGGGTGACGTTCAAACCGAAGGGTTGTTGATAGAAGCGAAGTTGACAAACAAGGACCGTTTCACGGTGACGGAATCCTTGATTCGTAAAGTAAACAGGGAGGCGTACAAGGCGGGCAAGAAGCCTTGTATGGTTGTGACTCTGGAGGCTTTACCAAACCATGTAGAAAAGGACTGGGTGCTCATGCCGCTCTCGGTGCTGAAGGAGATTATGGAGGATTAGATGAAGGCGATAGCACGGTACTTTGTGTACGGAATAGTGACAGGGTTGACGGTAGGCATCATTAGCTACCTTGGCAGTTGCGGAGGCGAGGAACCGGAGAGTCCTCCCGAACCGACCACAGAGGCACCCACCTCGGAACCAGTTTCCGAACCGGAGCCTGACCCGGAGCAGGAGAACTGGCATCAACGCTACGTCGAGGACCACTGTGCTAAGTGTCCAGAGTGCTGCGTAGACACGTCCATCCCTGCACATGAGGCAGGAGTCAGGGACTACGTGTACTATTTGGCTAACGCCATGCAGGAGGTCCAACCGAGGTTGGAGTTGGAGGACGCTCGCAGGTTCGCAGCGGCGATGATCCTCGCAGCCTTGTACGAAGGTGTTGACGTATACGAACTGGCAGCAGTTGGGTATGTCGAGAGCCGGTGGACGGAGAACGTCACTGGCGACCAAGGAAGGTCGTGCGGGATGTTTCAACAGCAGGCAAAGTATTCGTATGGCTACACCGGCAATCGGAGTTGGCTACGAGATTCTGGAAGGACCGTCGCTGACGAGTGCGCGGAGCTACAAAGCGTAGAGTATTCCGCAGGCGTATGTGCGAGGTTCATCCGTAGACTACGGGACAGAAGGAAAGGCATCTGTCACTACAATCAGGGTAACAGGTGCGTGGACAATGAAACGTACACCTCCAGAGTAGAGTCAATGACTCGGAGGCTTCGTGACCTTACACCTGACGGGTGTTAGGAGATTGACAAACAAGGCAAAACATGACACGGCACAAGATAAGGAAGAAGACATGTCTGGATATGGCAGAAGGAAGAAGGCGAAAGCGAAGGCGAGGAACCTGCTGACGAAGTGGACCCCGTTCACTCGCGGGACTCCGATAACTCACACAGGCGATCCGAGGGTGGACACCAAGGAGACTTGGGTAAACAGTCTCTATCAGGTGTTCGTCTACAGGCAGGAAGCCAACGAGGGTTTGGAGATGCCGAAGATGGTACACCTGTCCATCAAGACCCATGAGCGTACAACCATCCGTGATTGGCGCGACCTCCAAAGGATCAAAAACGAGTTGTGCGGGACGACTTGCGAAGGCGTAGAGTTGTTTCCGGCTGAGTCTCGTATGACCGACTTGGCTAACCAGTACCACTTGTGGGTATTGGAGCCGGGTGTGGCGATGCCTTTCGGGTTCAACGATGGGCGCATGGTGTCCTCGGATGAAGCGACGATGAAAAAGGTTAAGGAGAAAACGGGATCGTACAGCATCCCCGACAGGTCAAGGCAACGGGACTTCAAGCCGCACCACAGTAGCGATGACTGTCCAGAGGTTGGTCCCGTGTTTCAAGCGTGGCTCGGTGAGGAGGAATAGTGGAGAAATCGGACAAGTGGTCGGTCATACATAGTAGCGACCGTATGGATTGGGCTACGCCATTGGGCCTGTTCAAGAAGCTGGATGGCGAGTTCCATTTCACGCTCGACGCAGCAGCGTCGGACAGTAACCACAAGTGCGATAGGTACTTCACTAAAGAGGATGACGCATTGTCTAAGCCCCTTGGGGAGTGGGCGAAGCAGAGTGACGGTGGAGCCATTTGGCTGAACCCTCCGTATGGTAAGGAGGTAGGCAGATGGGTTCGCCGTGCGTACAAGGAGGCTTGTTTCGGATCTACCGTGGTAGTCCTTGTGTCAGCTTGCACCGACACGTTGTGGTGGGCAAAGGCTTGGCCTCGGATGACAGAGGTTCGATTCATCACAGGACGAGTCAAGTTCCTGCACCCCGACACAGGTGAACCTGTTGCCGGAGCACCCAAAGGCAGTGCCATCTTGGTCTTCAAACCGGCACACGCAGGGTTCAACGTCTACAGGCGATTTCCCCAGTGTTCTCTTATGGTTACGTGATTTGACCCAGTAACCCAAGTAAAACAAGGTACTTGACAAACCCCAGTTTTCTTGATATAATGTATTTACATTCAACAAAGCGAGAAGACATGAAGGGCAGCCGACAAGTGCGGTGGCGTTTCATTCGGACGTGGTTGAAAGACCGAGGCCATCCCAAGGCTTCGGTAGAAGTGCTAAGGCAGTTCGCGTACTCATCTGATACACCAGCGACAATGCGTAATGACATGATCGACATGTTGATCACGCAAGTCGCTGTTGAACGGAATAGGCAAGAAGTGCTGGTCAGCAGGCTGATAAAAACTGGAGGGCGAGTTCAAATGCGTGTTTCGGTAGAAGGTCAGTACGACAGCGTTCGCGTTAGTGAAACGCTAATCGCAGTCCGAAAGGACAAGAGTGTAGAAGTGCCTACACCCGTAGCGAATACGGAGTTCGCTTGGGAGGTTGGGCGAGTGTCAATGTTAGTGAGAACCAAGCTACGAGCCGAGTTTGGTAAGGAGGTTTCGGTGGGTCGATGGAAGCCTTGGATGGGCAAGTCGATTCACAGGCTCATTGTGTTTGACCGAGCACCGTTGGGAAAGGCGTTCGGTCCAGAAGTGGACGAGGGCAGGCTTGCCGAGAGTCTTGATAGTCAAGGCTTGAGTCTGTCGGAGTCAGAAGTGCTCGTAAACGAGGATGGCATGTGGGCCGTCATTCACGTAAGCGGGCTGGCGAACAACCCTTCCGAGGTCGTTCGTCACGAGAAACTGTTTAGACAACAGGCTCACACGACACCGTGCCGATTGAAAGGCACTTGACATAGGAGTAGACCGACATGGCTACAATCAATCCAGTACAGGAAACCATCAACCTTAGTGACATCAAAGTGGATTCGGGCTTCAACGCTCGTACCGAAGTGGGTGACGTGAGCGATCTCGTTGCTTCCATCGGGAGCATCGGAGTCCAGACCCCCATCGGTGTCCAGAAGAAGCGGGGCGGCAAGTACGCTCTGGTCTACGGATTCCGTCGCTTTGCAGCGGCAACCGAGATCGGCGTCGAGTCCGTACCGGCTATGGTGTACCCCACCAAGACGGACGCGGGAGCGTTGATTCTGCTCAACTTGCAGGAGAACGTGACTCGTCGAAACCTCAACCCGATGGAAGAGTCTCACGGTGCTCGTCGTCTTCTGGACGCCGGGATGCTTGAGAAGGAAGTCATCGAGTCCCTCGGTTGGAGCAAGACGCTGTACACGCAGCGGCTCGCACTTCTGGAGTACAGCGAGGACGTTCAGCAGGCGGTTGCCGAAGAACGTGTCACTGTGAATCAGGCTCGGAAGATTTCCGAGTTGCCCGAGGACAAGCAGGAGCGGTTCATTGATATTGCCGCTGGGCTTACCGTCACCAAGTTGTCGGATCTGGTGGACAAGGAGTTGGCACGCATTGATGCGGCGAACAACCCCGAGGCGCTGGACGACGAGGATCTTGAGGACGACATGGTCGAAGCGGATGACGTGGATGATGTGAACCCCACGGAGATCGCGGCGTCCATCCTCACGTCCCTGTGTGACCTCATCGCCAAGGGCGTGACGGACGAGAAGTTGTCGGGATTGTCGATCCAAGCGGTTCGTGCGATTGACTGGCTTTCGCTCCCCGTCGATGACCTCCAGCACCTCAACCAAGTGTTCGAGTACATGGTCGATGCGTATGACGCAGAGGGAGCCAGTGACTTCGACGACGGTGAGGAGTCGGAGGAGGCTGACGAGGCGATGGTCGTCAACGGCTAATCAGCCAAACAGGTTCGAGGCACCTGTACCAAGCCTTCGAGTGGGGTGGAAAGCCCACACGCCTTCGGGCATCGGTTATTGACAAACCCGTCAAAACTGAACCAGTCACGTCATAAGACACAGGAGATAGATATGTATTACGGATCAGGCTCATGGGAAACCGTAGCCGCTTCAATCAAGTCGAACGACACCCACAAGTTCGATTTTGAGTCCAAGGCATTGGACATGACATTCAAGGAGGGTGAGTTGGTAACGGCTTCGCCCCAAGGCCCACAGCAGTTCAAGCACTTTGCGTTGACCGAACATGCCGAGGGTCAGGTTTGCGGTCGGATGGATGTTCCGGTCGGGTACTACCGAAAGGTCAGGGACACCAAGCCTGCGTTGTCGGACGCTATGCTCAATCACGGGTTGGCGCAGATGACCAGTCGGGCGATGACCAGTCGCAAGTCCTCCAACTTTCTGGTGCGAGCCAAAGGTCGTGCCGTTCGTGGGTTCTTGTCTGATTCCTACTCGGTCATTGATGACAAGGACATAGTGGGAATCGTACACGATCTCACCGAGGGCAAGTTCTCGCACACCATCCGTAGCTACTCGGTATCGGACAAGCAGTTCTACTTGAAGGTGACGTGCGATGACCTGTCGATTCCAGACCCGTCACCGGGCGGCAACGGAATGGAGTTGAAGGTTGGGTTCACCATCGGCAACTCGGAGGTCGGTGCTCGTATGCTCTCATGCGAACCGTTCATCTTCCGTCAGTCCTGTACCAACGACGCACAGGTTGTCGTGGACAGGATGATTCGTCAACGGCACCAGCATGTGAACGTGGACTACGTGAAGTATGCGCTCACACAGTCTATCAACTACGCCTTCCGCAGTGGCGATCAGTTGTTGGACCGCATGTTGAAGTCCCGAGAGGAAAAGATCGAGAAGCCGGAAGACGTTATTCGCAAGCTGACGAAGAAGTCCAAGTACAGCAAGCGTGCGACGGATGCCGTGCTGCTTGCCTTCAACGCGGAACCGGAGGACAATCGGTTCGGGATCATCAATGCGTTTACACGGGCTGCACAGAACGTCGAGAGTTACGACGACCGTCTGGAGATCGAACGGTTCGGTGGTTCTCTCATCACCAAGCCGGATTCGTTCTGGCGTGCGGCAGCATAGGAGAAACGGATGAAACCGAAGACGTGCGTGGTAACAACCACAGAAGGCATTTTAGCGTTGGCGAAGGACGCTGCGTTTGATTCGCAGGCAGGTCAATCGAGGAATCGTTCGGCTTGCATCGACAAGCTGGCAGCAGTCCTCGACCCGGATGGAGTACACCTCCTTCAAATGTCCATGCCCCACGACCATGTGGCAGGCAGGCGAGTAGATAGTCACCTCCGAACCCAATGGCTGATTGCAGTCAAGCCGGACGTGAAACCCGCTCGCAGGTTCAAGGAGGGCATCCCACCAGCGCAGGATCTTTGGCTCGACGTTAGCTTCGATGCGTACAATAAGCACACGGAGAAGCGCACCCTGTGACAGTTAGAGGCTCCGTCCCTTGAAAGAGGGGCGGGGCTTGTCCTATGTTCACAAGGATCTTGACAAACCAAGTTGGGCGTAATACTGTATTTTCACAGTCACGCTCTATTAGACACAGTATCAGACACGGAGAATGACAATGGCACTGAAAGACCTTATTAGGAAGGTCAAGGCTACAGCCGATAAAGTAGGCGAGCCGGACTCTATAGTTCAAACTTTGGACACTCACCTGCTTCGTGCAGCGAGAGCACCCAAGTTCGATCCCGATTGGCACGACAAGGACGTGTTTCACCCATCCGAGGTGAGCAGCGGGTTGTGTCCACGCTTCAAGGCACTGGCGCATCTGTCGAAGCCCGAATCAAAGGGTGGAGCAGGGGCTTCGTTGCTTGGAGGGAAGGATTATCCTGACCCACGGTTGATGAGGATCTTCAACATGGGTCACGGCGTTCATTGGATGTACCAGCACAAGGTACTCGGTCCCGCAGGTCTTCTGTGGGGCAAGTGGGTTCCGGGCGAAACGGCACTGATGGACGCTCTTGTAATGGGCAAGATGCCGGAACCTGTGATTGGGTTCATGCCGGGTCCAGATTGGACCTACGTGGAACCCGCCATGTGGAATGAGGAATACAACATCGGCGGTCACTGCGATGGCATCATCGTATTGGAGGATGGGTCTACGGCTTTGGTTGAGGTCAAGTCCATCAACGACCGTGGGTTCGGGTTCCTACAGGAGCCGAAAGTCACCCACGCTCGACAGTTGCAGTTGTATCTGTCAGGCGTTCCAACCAACCTGACCGTGGACGGCACGTTCAATCCGGGTTGGCCCAAGGAAATCCAGAAGCCAACAGGCGGCTGGAATATCTACGTCAACAAGAACACCAGTGTTGAGAAGCACTATTGGAGCAATACCAATCCCGAGGTGCTGGCTGGTCTGTACGCTCGCATTGACGAGTACAGAGAGGCTTTGGCAAAAGAGGAACTCCCTGTCAGAATCCCCGAGTGCAAAACCCCAAGGTCAGAACGTGCCAAGCGGTGCCAAGGTGTTTCTGCGTGTTGGGAACTTGGAGCTGGTAGACAAGGTTGGGTTGAAGCAAGTGGCGTGAGAGGTTGTGATGAGTAGTACATCGAATGGATACAGTGGAGCGTTCAGCGCAGACAAGCGGCAGCCGACAAAGCGGAAGCGTGATGGTGCGTTCAAGGACGAAACCATTGAGGCGCAAAGCAGGATAACTGAGTTGCAAGGCGCACTACGAAAGGGCGATATGTACGAGGTCAACCGTTGGTATGACCTTCTCGGCGTGTCTTTGGAATACCTCAATGCGAATGACCCACGAAGGGAGAAAAGATAGTGACGACTGTATCGGACATAGCGGCAGCTTTCGTAGAAGGCGAGCACGATAGGGCAGTGGCAATAGCCAAGGCAGCGGGGATGCCCGTGCCGGATCGACCCAAGGATGTGAAGTCTTTTCCCGAGTCATTGGGAGACATTTCCGCAGACGAGTTGGGCGAGCACCTGTCGTATTGGGCGGCTATGGCTTCGTACAGTCAGTTTCAAGTTTCAATACTCGACGGCGCGACCACCATCGCGTCAGTCGAAGCCGAGCAGGAGTTTGATGCTCGGTATTCCATGTCTACGGAAACCACGGTTACGGATCGTCGTCACATGACGGGCGCATCGAGAGCGGTGAGGACAAAGCAGAAAAAGGCTGCTCGTCTTCGTGCCGACCTCAAAGTCCTGTCAGCCCTTCATTGGGGCTACGAGAAGAAGTACCAGGCTATTAGTAGGGAACTAACCCGAAGAACGTCTGAATACGGGAGATCATGATGACGAGTCCAAATAGAGCAGAACCCGCAAGGCGCGGGGAAGAGATCACGCTACGTGTAGCCGGAGGCTCCAACGCTACGTCAGTAGCGGGGGCTATGGTGAAGTACATCAATGAGCGGGCAAAGGTTTCACTCATCGCAATCGGCGCAGGTGCCGTGAACCAGATGATGAAGTCTATGGCTATCGGAAGGGGCATGGCAGCTACCTCGGGCTTGGACCTGTGGTTTACCTGCGGCTTCTCCGATGAAATGGTCGGAACCGACAAGAAGACGGCCATCAAGGTGTACGTCCATGTTGGGCGGTGATCATGTGGTCCACGACAGGGAGAGTGCGAGGGATCTCGCAAAGGTGGTGTTATGGTACGAAAAGCAGTGCAGGCGATTCGGTATGTGGCTGACGGGCAAAAGAAGCGAGTCAAGCGACCACCCAGTGATAGAGTCGTCAAAGACGTTCAGGAACTTTCCTTGTGCTCATCGCCGCCACAAGCACAGTGACCATTGTGCTTTGGTGCATGGGTACAGCAGAAGTTTCACCTTTTGGTTTCGTGCCAAGGAGCGAACAGAAAACGGCTTCGTTATGGACTTCGGGAAACTGAAGGCTGTCAAAGCGTGGCTGGAGGACGTGTTCGATCACACGTTGCTTTTGGATTCTGACGACCCGCTGATACCACAGTTTAGGGAACTGGAATCCAAGGGTGCTTGCAAACTCGTAGTGTACGAGGATGTGGGCATGGAAGGAACCTGTGAGTTTGTCAAGAAGTGGGTCGATGACTGGCTTCTACAGGAAACAGGCGGTCGCGTGTGGCTTCATTCAGTTGAGGTTCGTGAGAACGACAAAAACAGTGCAAGGATTTATTGAGGTATGGAGCACGTATTTCATTTGTTCGGAGGTGGCTGTGGGGAGCACATGATCTGGCCTTGGCTGGCAGGATCATCCACGGTGGTAGGCGTTTGGGTGAAGACCCGAATCTGTAAACGGTGCGAGAAATGAGTTTCATTTTAGGATTATTGGTAGGAGCGTCGGTCATCGTGTACTTGCGAGACTACAGTTGACACAGGATAAGACATGGCAAAACGGGAGAAAAAGTACGCGGTAAAGGAGGTCTTCCTCACACTGCAAGGCGAAGGGCATCACACAGGCTCCGTGGCAATCTTTGTCCGGTTTGCTGGCTGCAACATTTGGAGCGGTAAGCATGAGGACAGACAGAAGGCAGCGGAGAAGGGTGTTTGCGCTCGTTGGTGTGACACGGACTTTGTAGGCACTGACGGAACACTCGGAGGCAAGTACACAGCCGAGGAGTTGACCGATGTGATTATGGGTCTTTGGGTGAAGAACGGAGATGCGGAGCAGCGGCTCCACGGTCCTCCCCTTGTGGTGTGTACGGGCGGCGAACCGTCCCTTCAACTGGACGACAATCTGGTGAAGGCGATGAAGAAGGTCGGCTGTCAGATCCACGTCGAGACAAACGGATCAAAGGCTCTCCCCGAGGGCTTGGATTGGGTGGTCTTGTCACCGAAGCCTCCCATGCCAGTGGTTGACCAGCCGTACCATGAGGTGAAGGTTGTGTACGATGCCACACCCGGAACAGCCAACCCACTGGATTGGGAAACCTACGCCACGGAGCGATTCGTGCAGCCTACAGACTGTCAGCATCCCACACGTCAGCAGTTGCATCTGCGGGCGTGTCTTGCGTTCATCAGGGACAACCCATCGTGGAGAATCAGTCTCCAGACGCACAAGATTATGGGAGTACCGTAATGCACGTTCTGGAGCAGGCGATACATCTTGACAAACCAAGGGCAACTTTCCATGTCGTTTTGTCGTGCGAGGAACTGTCAGACGAGCAGCGTATCCTCGACGTAGACCTTGGAGAGATTGCCCAAAAGTATTGGCCGTCTATGGTTGAAAAGCGGTACACGGCAGAGGAAATGGTGTGGGCTATGTGGACGGTCCTCACTGACTTTTTGTATTCCACAAAACAACAACGCAGGGTTCAGTTGACCGAGGTTTCTTGTGAGCCACAAGACGGGATGCTGTACCGATTTATTCCAACCGAAACTACAGGAGCTATGGAACATGGGTAACTATCGAGAAGGCGATCAGCCGGTATCAAAGTCGCAAGCAAAGGCCGAGGGCAAAGAGCAGAAGGCGGAACCAGCGAACCCGGAGGGGTTTGAGGGTGCCGGTGGTGTGGACACAGAGTCCCTTCCTAAACCGGAGGGTGACAGTGACCCCAACCGGAACCGTCCAGACGCAATCGAAACAGGGGCAGACGTTCCAGAGGATTCGGAAGCATACACCGCAGTCCTCCTTGTGCAGATGCACAACGGAACGGTCGTCCCAGTGACCAACTTGAAGGACATGAAGTTGCACCACTTGGCTACTCCGCATGAGGTCATGCGTATGGCTATGGATGTGGCTGACCAGATCAGTTCGGTGCGAACCATCGGGGAGATCCTTCGCAACACAGGTTTGATGTTGGACTCTGCGTTCGTCAAGAACGCGGCGGGAGCGTTCAAGCCCGGACAACAGGGGTAAGGACATGCCGATTGATGAGGATGTAATCAGGAACCTGTTGGCGGGTATGGGGGAGAACCCCGACCGTATCGGACTAAAGGACACACCTCGCCGTGTAGTTGAAATGTACGACGAGTTGATCCGACTGGACGATGACCCACCAAAGATGACGGTGTTCCCGAAGGATCAGGATGGGGTTGACTGTGACCAAATGGTCGTGGTTTCCCACATCCCGTTCTACTCTTTGTGCGAGCACCACCTTGTTCCGTTCCACGGAGTAGCACACATCGGGTACATCCCCGACAAGTGGGTAGTGGGGCTGTCCAAGTTTGCACGGGTGGTCAAGCACTTTGCGGCACGCCCACAAGTGCAGGAACGACTGACAGTTCAGATCGCTGACTACATCACGGAAAGGCTGCGCCCGAAGGGTGTGGCCGTCTTCCTGTCAGCGGAGCACATGTGCATGTCTATGCGAGGGGTGCAAGTTCACGGTACGCACACCAGTACCCACGCTATTCGTCCAACGTCGGAGTCAATCGACAAGACTGAGTTCCTTCGTCTTATCGAGGCAGGCAAGAATGGGTAGTACCCGTCCTATTTTGGTCATCGGAGGGCTGGGATTCATCGGCACCGCTGTAGTGCGTAAGCTACTGGAGCGAGGCTATTGGGTTGAGGTGTGGGATGACCTACGCACAGGACAGGAAGGCAGGCTGGAAGGACATGACCGTCTTTCCGTAAAGCTGGTAGATGCAACGAAGCCGGAGACTTGGAAGGTGCAAGCGTCCTATGCAGTGGCTATCAACTGTGCTGGCGTGTCGCTCACGGACGATCCACCTATGGATATTGTGTCGGTAGATACGGCGATAACCACGGCGATGATGTGCCACCTCCCCGCAGCGAGTTTGATTATGCTGTCCGAGGCGAGCATCACTGGACCGTCATCTTCGCTGGACCCCCACAATGAGGTGAACGGAGACAACGCAGTAGATTGGCCGTCACGGAGCAAGCTGATCTGTGAAAAGATGCTGTCCCAAGGGGAGCAACCGTGGGCATCGATCAGGTTGCCCAAGGTGGTATACGGCAAAGGGCAGCGTATCGACTCACGATATGGAATCGTTGAATCAGTCATCAGTGCTGCGCTCGACTCCACGCCAGTAGTGTTTGAGAGGAACGGACTGGATCGGTTCGACATGGTGTCGGTTGAGGATGTGGCTTCACTCGTAGCTGACGTTGCGGAGAAGCTACCCAAGTCGTTGCCGAAGCCAGTGATCAATGCCTGTAAGGGCAAGCACTACTCGCCGGACGAACTTGTAGATTTGGTTCGGTCACTCGGATACGCAGCCAACGTCACAAAGAGGACAGGAGGCGTACCGAAGGAGTGGTGCTACCCAGCGTCCAGACCAGCCACGATTGTCTACAGGTGGCGTCCAAAGTTTGAGATTGAACAGTACGTGTCAGACTCGCTCCCGGTGAAGGAGTAGGTGTGCGTACAAAACGGGACATTGAGATCCACTTCACGCTGGGGGCAGTCATCTTGGCAGTAAGTGGGTACTGGCTTCTCCATTCGTTCGTGGCTAACGCCCCGGAGCATGTTTGCGAGTGTCCAGACGAGCGAGTCCCGTTCGCAACGGTAGAGGACATGTCAGCATTAGTGCAGGAGCTTGAAGCCTGTAAGCGAGGCGATTGATATGGGAATGAAAACGGAAAGCTACGCGGAGATCACTACGCGGTTCAAAGGGATGCACCAGTGGGCAGGAGCACCAGAAGGTCATCCCCATGAGCACCTTCGGAATATGCACAGGCACGTCTTCCACGTCACTGTACGAATCCAGCAGTTTCACGACGACCGGGATGTAGAGTACCTGTACGCACTCGACAAGCTGGATGCGTTCATCGGAGAGTCGTACCCCACTTGGCCCCTCGGCAAGTCGTGTGAAATGATGGCGCAGTGGATCTTGGACTATTGTTCAAGTCAGTGGGGAGAGGACCGAGCCTATGTAGTCAAGGTGACGGAGGATGGAGAGAACGGGGCTGTGCTCTGTGCGAGGCCATCGAAATGAGTCACCGATTGGATAGCAGGGATGACCTACCGCACTTGTTGAACTCGCTGGGGCTTGTTGGCAAGGGAGTCGAGGTAGGCGTTTATCGTGGCGAGTACAGCAAGGTACTGGCAGAACGGTGGGACGGAGAGGAACTATGGTTGGTAGATCCTTGGACACACTTTGACCCAGTACCCGCCGATGGCGAGTGGTGGAAGTTTCCACCGAGGTACGTGGAGCAACCTTGGAGTCCATCGACAGACCGCAGTGAACGTGCTGGTCGAAACCGCAGTACCGTAGAGCACCGTGCCAACATGGAGGCTACTCGGAAGAATGTAGAGCAGTACCTATCAGGCAAAGTGTTGATGAAGCGTATGACCTCGGAGCAGGCTTCGCTGTGGGTGGACGATGATTCGTTGTCGTTCGTCTACTTGGATGGGAACCACACCTATGAGGCGGTGCGTCAGGACATTCACAGTTGGTACAGAAAGGTTCAGCCGGGAGGCATCATCGGAGGTCACGACTACAGTGACATTCGCTGGAACTACCGGGGAGCATGGAACAGGGTCAAGGAAGCAGTTGACCTGTACGCAGATAAGTTTGGTTGGGAACTGTTCTTCACGGACCAACCCAGCGGTCACCACGAAGACCACGTAGGCACTGTCTCTTGGTTTGCGGTCAAGCCGCAGTGACCAAAGGAGGGTGCGATGATATGGACGGTTCCGATAGAACCACTGGAAGGTAGATACTCGGCAGATTGGAACAGGTGGTTCGCTGCAACTTGGGGAGAGCAGACACGCTGGATTTACGGTGACTCGGTTTCGGGAGAGATCGGCACCGGAGACTTTCTGGATGTGTTCAACACCCACAAGTACAAGGCTTCGCAGGTCATCAAGATCGCGGAGTTGATCGAGGCGGGAGCAATCAAGGAGAACGACTGCTTGTTCTTCCACGACCTGTGGTTCCCGTTAGAGCAGGTCTTCTATATGCTCGACGCACGAGGTCTTGATGTGAAGGTTGCAGGCTTCATGCACTGTGGCTCGTACTCAAGGCACGACCTGTTGCATCGGTCAGGTATGAACGACTGGGCAGCAGACGTAGAGAGGGGCTGGCTTCGTCGCCTCGACAGGATCTTGGTCTTCTCGGAGCACCACAAACGTCAGCTTATGACGCACCGTGGCGTACCGGACTTCAAGGTTCGAGTCGTTCCGTTTCCTGCTGCACTGCACGACTTGGAATACTACCGGAGCGACCAGAAGTCGATTCGAGTGCTTTGGCCTCACCGACCGGGACCAGACAAGGTAAGCCCCGAGGGTGAAAGGCTGATTGCCAAGCTGGAAGAATCAGGTCAGCACGTTTACAGGACTTGGGAGCGTTGCTCGTCAAAGTCCGAATACTACAAGGCTCTCGGCAGGGCAGAGTTTGTAGTCTGTTGGCCCCCATCGGAGACATTCGGTATCGCAGCTATGGAGGCAGGCTACTTGGGAGCCATGCCCATCGTGCCGAACCGACTGTCGTACCGTGACTTGTATAGCCACAGGTTCGACACAGTAGATAGTGCCTTCAAGTTCATCATGGAGTGCAAACCGATCCACGTTCACGGTCCTTGGGAGAAGGCACACACCGGATTCGATGTGGTCAAGGCTGACTTGGAAGGTTTGACAGATTTAGGAGGCGACAATGGCCGCTTTGTATAACAAGACCAAGTACCAGAAGGTGCTGACAGTAACGAAGGACAAGGGACTGACCCATGTTCCCAACGAAGGCAGCCCAGCGGTGCTTGCAGGGCATCGAGAGCAGGCGGCTGAAACTGTAGTCCGATCTGTGGGAAAGGCGACTGCAAAGGAACGGAAGACGGTCAAGAAGACAGGCAAGGCAGAGCACCAACTGGTCACATCGTCGGGCGTGGTTCTGGCGACAACGATGAACAAGGAAGCCGCATCGGATCTTCGGGCTTTGTCTAAGGCTATCAACAAGGCGGCGAAATGAGGTTGGTACAGATCACAGCGCACCCGGATGACGAGTGCCTTTGGGCTGGGACCACCCTGTCTATGTTGAAACGGCTCGGCGTAGAGTTGACGTTCATCTGTTGCTCCCCGGAGCGTGAGGGAGAGTACGGTAGTCCCGAGAGGGAAGCCGAGTTCGAGGCTGCGTGCAAGCACTACAACGCTCGACCAGTCATGCTGGATGGTTGGGATGATTTTGTAGACTTGAAGGAGCAGTTGCAGAAGCAGCGTATCGAGGAGTGGGACATGGTACTGACCCACAGTCATATCGGAGAGTTGAATCTGCACCCAGAGCATGTGGAAGTCCACAAAGCAGTGAAGCAGTACCTAAAGGACAAGAAGTGGGACGGAGTGTTCGCCACTTTCGGTATAGGAGTTCAGAGTAACGTGTCGTTTCTACCAACCGAGGATGACTGGAGGACAAAGCGTAGAGCAATCTTGTCTCACAACTCGCAGGCAGAGTTCCTGCGTAGGATGGACTTCGCAGACCGACCCGTCGAATCATTCATGGTGGAGAGGCTGTAGGTTCTTGACAAACAAGGACAAGTTGATATAGGAGATGGTATGAAAGGTCTTATTGTGCTGGCGGCTGGTAGAGCCAAACGACTCGGAGGGGCATCGAAGTGCTTGATGCGGTTCGATGACTACGGTGTTGTGCTGGACAGACTTTTGGAGCCGTTTCTCCCACACGTTGATCACGTCCGATTTGTAGTCGGGTACAAGCGTGACAAGGTGATGGATGCTGCGAACGAAGTGATGATGACTTGGGCAAACGTCACTTGGGATTTCGTGGTGAACCCGGAGTACGCAACCACGCAGACCGCAGCGTCTTTGGATCTCGGGATGAACGATCTCGTACCAAACTCTGGCGGTAGGACGATGCTCGGCTTTGAGGGAGTCTATGTCACCAACGCAGACCTCGTGATTGCCCACCCAATGTTCAGCGAAGTGATTAGGGACATGGCAGAGCACGGCGTATCCACAGCGTTGCTGGACCCAAGCACAGTCGCAGAGGAAGAAGTCAAAGCAATCTGCGTGGAGGGCGGCAAGCAGGACGGTAAGATCCTGCGTATCGGCAAGGGATTGGAACCCGCTGAGTGTCGAGGCGAAACAGTAGGCATCTACTTTCTGTCTCCACCAGCAGCAGTAGCGTTCCACTTGGCGTACGGTCCCTACGCTTCCAAACTGTATTACGAGGATCTGTTCGACAAGCTGATTGACGAGTCCGACATGTCCTTCAAGGCGTTAGAGATAGGGGAGAAAACGGTAATCGAGTTCGACACCCCGGAAGACGTGAAAATGGTTGAGGCACTATTCGCGGAGCTAAACAAGTGACAAACACCAGACATAGGAGCAAGACATGGCAACAAGGAAAGGGCGATATAGGATCAACGTCGTCACGCAGACCCAACCCGGAAACTGGTCTGGCGGTTTCGCCAAGGCCGTTTGCTCGGGACTTGAGGACCGAGGATACACAGTCACACAGGTTGAGGTGTTCGGTCTTCCCAAGGAGTCAGTTCAAGACAGTCTGAAATCGTCACCGCAGGCTGACCTGTGGTACGTCATCCGTTCGGACGATTGGTCTATCCCCATGCTACTGGGCATGGGAGAGAAGGTGGCTACGCACTCGCACGGAGGCGTAGAGACAGGTCAGTTCTGTGACGTGATGATGGGCGCTCGCACCCCCGACCAGTCACAACTGTATCGAGATTTGGAGTTCGTCACGATCAACAGCGTGGCGCACCAGCAGGCTATCCGTAAGCACTACGGAGACAAGGCAGCAGACAAGGCAAAGATCATTGGGTTCCCGATGGACTTTAGTAGGTTCGACGTAGCCACAGCCCCGAAGACGTTGATTGCGGTCACAGGCAGGTTCGCCCATGAGAAGCAGTTGCCGTTGCTGGCAAAGGCGTTGGAGCCGTTCTCCGACCGAGTAGTATTCGCCACAGGTGAGAGTGCGGATAGTCCCGAGGGAGGCAAGTCACAGAAGGTCAAGATGGCTGTGTACCTACAGCGGTTAGGATACGCAGTGTTGATGGAGTGCCGAGGCAGCACCTACGAGGATCTGTTGGCTCGCTCAAAGGTAGTTGTGACTGCGGGAGGTTGGGACACGCTCAACCTGTCAGTCATTGAGGGCATCGCATCTGGAGCAAGCCCCGTGGCACCACGCATGGCACCCTACACCGAGTATCTGGAGGACGGGATGTATGACCCGTTCTCGATCTCGGACATTCGGGAGAAGGTAAGGCACGCCCTGACCGCTCCACATAGCTGGCACAAAGTAAAGCAGTACGACATGGACTGCGTACTGTCGAAACTAATGGATTGCTTTGAGGAGAAGTCAAATGGCAACTAAAGAGGAAAGAGGTCCAGTCATCTGGATGCTGTATTACAGGAAGTCTACGCTGGTGCTGTGTCAGAAGGTGGCAGACGCACTGTTGGCGTTGAAGCCTGACTTGGACATTCGACCGTACTGGATGGACTACGAGGCGATGCGTAACGATGTGCCGGACTTCCGAGAAGGCGATGTAGCTATCACGGCAAACTGGACCTTCGCCGCTCGTAGGGAGGTCGAGGAAGCGAACCTCCCAGTCTACCACATCCACCACGGAGTCGGCTCAAACAAGAACCACACGTACCACGTCAAACCAAAGCAGGTGGTCAGTGAGTTTGTGGCATCTTGGTACGCAGTCCAACAGGCAGAGGCTCGTGGCATTGACACGTCCAGACAGGTGCCGCTCGGGTACGTCCAGATGGATTCGGTTCGCCAAGGCAAGGCTACTGGCAAGACAATCCTGTTGGCTCCGACGTGGAATCAGCGGTTCTGTTCCCACCTTCGATGGGTGAGGGAGTTCATCGAGAACCACGCAGGCTACTATCGTTCTCGGGGCTACAAGATTGTTGTGGCTATGCACCCGCACACGGACAAAGGATCTCTCACGGAGACTTTCGATGTGGTCAACAAGTACGACAACGTGGAATGTACCAGCGGAGAGGACGATGTTACGGATCACTTCGATGAGGCGGCAGTCCTCATAGGAGATACCGGGTCTGCCCTGTTCATGTTCCTCGCCACGGGAAGACCTGTCATCGCGTACAACAGTTGGGAGTGGTGGAAGGACCGACACGGCGCAGGGTTGAAGGGTTTGCCCACGACCACGGCGTTCGATACCGAGGATGACTCGTACCGTTGGAGGGACGTGTTCCTACAGTTCACGGCAACAGAGGAAGCCAGAATAGTTGTGGACGCAGCATTGGAGTGGGCTGAGAAGCCATCGGTCGATCCAATGAGGTCAAAGAGGCTGTCTCGATGTGACCTGTTGTTCGGAAGCAACCAAGGTCGGGTAGCAGAAGCAATCGCCCAGTACATCATCAAGGATGTGGAAAAGCGGTTCTTGACAAACAAGGCAAAGTTGGTAAATATGATGGATGGTCGTGGCGGTCTTCCGGTCAAGGATTGGAAGATAGGGAAGGACGGGGAACTCCCCGATCAGGATAAGTCGCGCATCGCAGGTAGGGTTGGCAAATGAGGGTACTACTCGCAGGAGCGCAAAGTCAGAGTCACTTCAAGGACTTGTGCCATGTAGGGCAGTACACGGACAAGCCGTTGCAGATCCTCATGTCGTATTTCTACATGAAGCGTATGAAGAAGGCGACGCTTCACGCCTTGCTGGAGAAGATGAAGGAGATCGATGCGTGGTGTATGCTCGACTCTGGCGCTCACACGTTCTTCTCGGCTCACGGTCAGTTGAGCACGTCGCTGTTCAAGCACAAACAAGGCACAACGCAGAAGACGGATGCCCCGGAAGAATACATGCGGAAGTACCACGCATGGTTGAAGGAGTACGGGGAGTTTTTCAACGAGTACGTTGAACTGGATATTGGTGCTGTCAAAGGCGTCGGTATGGGCAAGGTCCGTAAATGGCGCGATGACATGTGGGCAGATGAGGTCTACCCGGTCCCGGTGTATCACAAGTCCATCGAGTACAACACGCTGGTTACTCGTGGTCTTCTCGGAGGCGAGTCAGGCTGGGATGCACAGAACGACGCGGCACCGCAGAGGCAAGCGGCTCGGATGCTCATTTGGGAAGAGTGGTGTAAGAACCCGAACATGAAGTATCTGGGACTCGCTGGTGGTTGGCCTCGGGATGACTACCTGCCGTTGCTGGCTATGTCGAACAAGTACCAGAAGCCGGTTCACGGATTCGCCATGACGAACAAGGAGGTCTTTAGGAACCTCTCGTTCTACTCTGTGGATTCAACCTCTTGGCTGGCGGGGCAGCAGTACGGAGTGACGTACCACCTCAAAGGCAACGAGTTGAAAACGGCTGACAGTAAGAACAAGGACATTCGTAGGACGAATCCATGGATCAAGGACATGTGCGAGAAGTACCACATCAGTCACGACGAGTTGGTGTCTGACGATCCGTACGCAGTCAATAGGTACAACGCGGCGGTCTGGTGTGAGTACCAAACCGTCATCGACATGCAGCACCGTAACGATCCTGTAGTGAAGGCGTTGGATGAAGGACCGCAGATCACGGCTTTGGCGATGCCCGAAAAGCGGGAGTTGGATCAGACGGCGAAGATTGGTCGATGGTGTGACCAGTGCTACATCGCAGATAAGTGTCCGTTCTTCAAGCAAGGTTCAGAGTGTACGGTCCCGTTCACTCCTGTAGACGCAGCGGGTCAACCCACGACAGGCGATCTCGGGTCGATGCTCCGTCAGCTAATGACGCAGGCGTTCGACAGGCTACAGTTTGCGTTGGCTACGGAGCGTGTCAAAGGCGGTCTTCTCGACCCGGAGGTGTCCAAGGAGTTGAAGAACTTTGTCGGGCTGTGCGGGCAGATAAAGGCTATGACCGACGACAGGGACACAATCAAGATCGAGGCGAAAGGCTCAGGCATCATCGCCAAGATGTTCGGCGGCTACGGTAGGGCAGGAGGGACCAGTCCAGCAGAGTCGTTGAAGACAGAGGATAACAGTCCTCTCGACCAGTTCGGTGAGTCAGGTGCTCCACAAGAGGTCAGGCTTACAAACACGGCGAAGGTCATTGAGGCAACATCGGTATCGGTATCACACCCCGATCCAGAAGGTGAGTAATGGAAGGCAAGAAGTGGCTGTCACCCATCATGGTGGAGAACAGCAAGGTTCCAGTTTGGTTGAGCAAGGTTGCACCCATTGAGATTTGGGCAATCAGCATCGGCTTCTTTGTTTGGTGTCGAGGCGAAATGAACGAACGGACGCGGAGGCACGAAACGATCCACTACAGGCAGCAGTTGGAGTTGCTATTCGTGTTTCAGTGGATTCTGTACGGGCTGTTCTTCCTCATCGGGTTGGTGACGCACCGCAGCGGGAAGAAGGCATACAGGATGAATCCGTTTGAGGTGGAAGCGTACAACCACGACTCCCAAACCCTGTACCTGTATGAGCGACCTTGGTTCCAGTGGCGCAAGTACCTGCCGAGCCTTTGGGGGAAGGAGTGAGGGAGAAGTTCACAATCCAGTTGGCTCCGATAGGAAAGGGACGACCGAGGCAAGGGCGCTTTGGGATGTACACGCCCAAGCGTACGAAGCAGTGGGAAACCAAGGCTGGTATCTTCGCTCGGGCGGCAATCACGGAGAAGCTGGAGGGTCCAGTACGAGTTGACATTCTCGCGGTCCTACCCCGACCGAAGAAGTACCATCGGAAGAAGGACCACAAAGGATTTCTTTGGGCCACCGTTCGACCGGACATGGACAACATCAGGAAGATCGTGCTGGACGCCATGAAGGATTGTTGGACGGACGATTCACAGGTGGTAGCGGGAGCCACGCTCAAGGTCTACGCCGAGGTTGGAGGAGAGCCACGAGTCGAAGTTTGGGTGTCGGATGAGTTTCCCGGCCCCGGAGAGTCAGCGTTTCACATGCGGCACGGTTTGATCCAGCTTCCGGGTCAAAAATCGTAGAGTAGCCCACAGACGCGGCGAAAACGCTCGGGTGATCGCGTAAAAGAAAGTGCTTGACAAACCCCTGTAAACATGCTATATTATATATATAGAGATTGAGAAAGAGATAAAGACGCAGTCTCTATGAAAACCGTAGAAAGCCGAAAGGCAGGAGGATCGAATGACACAGCAGTTGACAATCAAGTTCCCGACACCGAGTTCGCCACTCGTTGAAAACTGGAACGAGGACTACGCCAAGGGCGCACAGGATGCCGAAGCTGGCAAGCAGCGACAGGACCACAGCGTCGGATACCTCGCCGGGTACGATTCAATCGTCGGCGGTGGAGGTGCAGCATGATCGGCCTCGGAAACTCAATGCCCGGTTTGGGGACTGACCAGACCACCTCCCGTGGCGTGACCCCCACGGAGCGACACAACAAGTGGATCGCCAAGTGGGGTGCGAAGTTCCACAAGGCGAACGAGAACGACCCCAAGTGCAATCCCGACAGGGACGAGGAAACATTCTACCAGTTGGTCACCGCAGCAGTCGCCGCAGTGAACAAGGCAGACCACGACACGCAGGACGAGGTGTACACCGAGGCTGAGAAGTTCGTGATGAAGAAGGTCCGACGGTCAGCAGCGAAGCGGGCCACAGCAACCCGTCGTCGGAAGAAGGCTGCGAGGGCGAAGCGCACGGAGAAGGTTGCCGATACGGTGAGCGGAAACAAGTGCCTTCTCGGTAGCCGGTGGGTCGTGGTCAAGGACTACTTCCGAAAGGACTTCGCCCACCGAATCAGTCGGATGCCCGGTGCTGACAAGTACATTCTGGAGGTCGTGGTCGCCTGCGAGTCACCCGCCATCGTGTTCGTACGCATCCCAGTTATTGAAGCCGCAGACGTACCCAAGTACAACATCAACGAACCCAAGTGGCGTACCGACAAGTGGGGAAGGAAGTTGGCAGTCCTCCCAGCCGTGTGGGACTGGAGCAAGAAGACGACAGGGTTGGTGGCAACGGCAGAGTTCTTCGCCCCCGAGGATGTCGAGGCTCACAAGAAGCGAGTCGGTCCCAAGAAGTGCTGGCACAGTGGGAAGCGGGCAAGGTACGCAGATGCCAAGGGGCAGTCGGCGTTGCCCAAGCGCAGACCAGCGACGGAGACGTACGAGAAGGTCGTCGGGTACGAGGTGAAGGTCAAGGGCGGTCGGAAGTGGTGGAGGTTCACCGGAGCCGATGCCGAGGCGAAGGCACACGCTTTCGCAATCGAGAAGGGCGCAGGAGCCAAGATTCGAGTGGCGAAGGAAACGGTCAAGGTCGAGAAGAAGTCGAGGTCGCAGCGAGTGGCTGCGAACGCCAAGTACATCAGGCGCAAGGCGAGCAAGAAATAGTCGAAACCCCTAACGGGGTCTACAGGAAGTTTCCCCTACCTGTACTGATGAGACAGGGGAGTAACCATAGAAGTCCAACACCCTCCGAGGGGAGGGTACGGACGGAGGAAAAGTAGCATGATCAAGACGACACTGGATATGAACTATCAGCCGGGATGGAACATCAACCACGCACTGCGAGAGTTGATGGCGAACGGCAAGGACGGAGAGGAGAGCAGGCATGACGGACTCGGCAAGCTGAAAGTCGAGTTTCACCCGAAGCAGGAGCATCAGGGATTCGTCGGCTGCGTCAACATCTACAACTTCGGTATCAAGGTTCCGGCAGAGGCGATGGCGATGGGCCATTCGGGTTCCCGCAGTGATGCAAACCTGATTGGTGAGTTCGGAGAGGGACTGCCGATGGCGATGTTGACCATCGCTCGGTCGAGCCGATACCACATGGTGATTCGGAACATGGACGAGCAGTGGATTCCCGAGATTAGGCATCACGGCGACCTCGACTGTCACACGCTCCACATCCGTACACGAAAGTTGAAGAACCCGCGTGAAGGGTTCTTGGTCAAGGTGTACGGGGTATCGCAGGAGGAGTACGATGCTCTCCGCAATCGGTTCCTGTTCACCAACGAGGCGTTCGACCCGGAGAAGGTGAAGACGGTCGGGTACGAGGGCGAGCGGATTCTACTCCAGCCTGAGTTCAAGGGCATGATCTTCAACAAGGGCGTGCTGGTGATGCAGCGACCGGACAATCTGTCCTACGGGTACGACCTCCGACGGGCAACCAATCGTGACCGTGAGTTGGTGGACGAGTGGGATTTGAAGTGGGCGCTGGGCAAGCTGACCGTCGCCGCTTTCAGGGATGAGCCGGATGAGTTCGGGGATCACGTCGAAGCGGTGCTGGACAATCCCAATGCGATGGAGGCGCAGCAGGCTTACGCTTTCGTCAACGATTCCACAGTGGTCAAGCACATCGGAGATCGGTTCCTCGGGAAGCACGGTGAAGGCGCAGTTCCAGTTGAGAACCTGTCCCAAGCCAAGGAGCTGGCACACGTTGGCAAGAAGGGCGTTGTGGTAGGCAGAAGCCGATTGGAGGTTCTGGAGCAGGACACCCGGATCAAAGGCTTCCACCTCGCCAAGCGGGACGGGAGGATGACGGTCACGCAGACGTACAGTTGGGATGACCTGACGGATCAGGAGCAGGAGAACATCGACGATGCGTGCAGGTTGATTCAGGCAACGGACGCAACGGACACTTTCGAGTACGACGTGCTCTCACATGTGAACGTCGTGGAGTTCGAGGGTGATGATGTGCGAGGCACCTTCAAGTCAGGGGAGAAGGTCATCTGCCTGAGTCGGAAGACGGTCGGCAACTTGGCAGACACCATCGAGGTCATGTTCCACGAGGTCGCTCACCTCGCAGGGGATGACGGTGACGTTGCCCATGAGCGTCGGCAGTTGGACCTTGCTACGCAGGCGATGATTCACCTGTTGCAGCAGCGGAAGAAGTAACAGTCGAAACTCCCCCTTCGGGGGGAGTCCACGGAAGATGACCTCCCCGTGCTGATGAGACAGGTCATTGACAAACAAGGGTAAACCTACCCGAAGAAGTCCGAGAGGACGGAGGATAGTAAAATGGAAGCAGCAGTAAAAGGATTTGCAAACAGTCCAGTACGCCCAAGGCGTTCGTGCCTCGGAACCCACAAGGAGGTGATGGACCTCGTGAAGCACATGGTGTGGCTTGAGGGCTTCAAGGTCGAGCACGACAAGGACGCAGGAACCATCGTCGCGTTCCTCGGTGAAACGTGCATCTACAAGGCGATGCAGAAAGGTGCGGGCAACGCTCCTTGGATCGTCACCTACTCCACAGAGTATTTCGGTGGAGGTGAAGCATGAGCGAGCGCACAAAGGAACTGTTGGCAGGGCTGTTCTTTGCAGCCATCGTGGTTGTCGGATTGGGCTACTGGATTCTGGTAGCGCAACCGGCAAAGGAGGCTCGCTGGTGGTCGGCTTACGACTGTGCCACGGCGAAGCTGGAAGATGCAGGAGTCAACTTCACGTACGAAGGTCACAAGGCAGCGTACGAGGAGTGCTACGTCGAGCAGAACGGGGGTGTCGAATGAAACCGGCATACACGTTGCGAAAGTTCAATGGCGATGACAGTTACAGTTGGGCGGTCTTCCGCAAGTCGGATCTCCCCAAAGGACACCGAGGGGTTGTCTTTCACGGAGAAGCCCGACCCATCGTCAGTGGGTGCTCACGGATGCAGGCACAGTCCTACAAGCGTGACTTGGAGAAGGGAGGTGTCCAATGAGGGCGGCTACTGGAGAACCAACGAACACAGGCATCCCTTGGCTGACGGAGTTGGAGGACGGTTCATTCGTGTTCGGTCCAGTCACCAGCACTGGACCTGGAGGACAACGGCGAACCAAGTCAGGCGTATGGGACATGTGCGTCAAGGCTGGGTTGCAGGTCGGTATTCCCCAACACGGGTGGAGCAAGTACCACGGCAACGGAGGCTGGTCGTACCGAACGGTCAGTCGAACGGCGATGCTCCGCAGGGAGTACGCCATGTATAGGAGAGTCGATCCCGGCGTCCCGTTCCTTGAGTGGAAGGAGAGCAAGACGCACCCGGCACCGCTGGTCGTCAGGCTCCCTTGGTACATCCGGCTTTGGAAATGGCTCCGCTCCACAGTGCAGTGGAGGACAGCATGAGTACGAAACACAAGGAACCGACGTTGGGCAAGGCCCCGACGTTCGGAGATTGGTTGAGGTTCGCTTGGCCCTGCTCCACCGACGAGCAAACAAGGGCGCTGGTGAATCTCGTAGATCAGGCAACCATCGAGTTCGGTATGACACCTTGGCGCATCTTCTTGACCGTGCGCTCGGCAATCGGAACCCACATCACCAAGGTCGAGTTCAACAGGAAGATGGCGAGCATCGAGCAAGCCGGACTGAAAGGAGTGTCCAATGGATGAGTTGATTATGCCCCGAGTGGGCGGCAAGCCGCTGGTCGAAGGACCAGACGGAGAGGACATCACGGAGCGTGTCTACGAGTTCGTGATGGGTCTGTTTCAACAGGCAGACCGTATGGTCGAGAGGATGAAGGCAGACGGAAGCCTCTCGGAAATCAAGTGCCTCGGCGTAGGCTGCACAGCCTGTTGCTACGAGCGCGTCGAGATCAATCCGGCAGAGGCGATTGTCCTGACGGTGGCAATCCACAACCTGCCGGAGCCAGTTCGTCTTCGGGTCAAGGACAACATGTCAGAGTGGATGGAACGGTTCGCTGGGCAGTCGCCAATCAAGGACAAGGAAGGTTACTTCCGAAAAGCGTTGTTCGGTCCACGGCATGTCCGAAGGATGCTGGAGAAGGATGACAAGCGCACGGCGAAGGCGATGTTCAGGGAAGCGCAGGCATCGAACACGCCCTGTCCACTGTTGGTCGATGGTGCCTGTTCAGTCTACGAGCACCGTCCTTGGAACTGCCGTACGTGGTTCTCGACGGAAGACCCGGAGCACTGTGCCAAGGCGAACAAGGCTAACGGTGTTGCCCGGATAGCGAGCACACCGTTCCTTCAAGTCTTGAAAGAGAGTCTGACGGAGGCGGCAATCACGCCAGAGGGTACGTTGACCCAAATGGTCCTCAAACGGTTTGAGTCACAGGAAGAAGTCGAGCAGGCGTTCGGCAAGCGAGGTGCGAAATGAGTAGCAACTTGGAACGAGAGGACATTGAGATCATGGTCGATAGGCTGGTCGATGAAATGAGTGGGGAGTTTACGGAGTGCGGTGAGGACTTCCTCGACTACTCCCCACGCAAACGTCTGACGGACATGGGCATCGCCGTTGCAAGGCTCGCAGAGCGTATGCGGGAGTTGCTGGAAGGTGAGAACGACAGTTTGGCGCTGGCGAGGTACGACGGGTACATCGGGGCAAGGACCATCACGGCGATGGACCCCGAAAGCAACGGCGCTGTTCGGGCAAACGTGATGTTCACGATCCCGGAGATTGCAGAGGACTTGAATGACTGGGGAGGGGAGAACGAGCACGAGCACCTCGGCGTCACAAATGACGGGGAGGTCGTGGAACTCCCCACCGAGTACCGACGACCAGTCGAAGGAGGTGAGTGATGGGAACCAAGCAGAAGGTCTACGAGGGGATGGTTCTGAACCGTCCGAAGTTCACCAACGTACGATTCAAGTACGAGGCGGCAGGGCAGAGCGTCCTCCAGTGGAAGGGCAACCCGGAGCCACCTTGGAACGTCGTTGAGTTGAAAGGCGATGGCATCTGGGGGCAGATGGTGATTGAGGGAACCTCGGTCAAGGTCTACTCCCGAAACGGAACCTTGAAGGATGAGTTCAAGCTGGCGGTCCCATTCAGTCCTTGGGGCTACTTTCGGGACTCGGGAGAGGACGACACGGGGTACGCAGTCGGCGGGAGTCGGATCGTGCTTCACGGGGAGTTCATGTTCGGCACCAACTGGTCGAAGCGGCGAAAGTTGACAGGTCAGTTCATGGCCTTCGACTTGGTGGAGTTCGGAGGGCAGTGTTTCCGAGACAAGCCCCAATGGACACGGCGGGCGTTTCTGGAGCAGGTTGTTTTCGGCAAGCCGTCAGCGGGGCTTCCGTCGATTGCGACCCACTCGTCACCGAATCCCCTGTCGGTCACGTCGCGAGGTCGAATCCAGTGCATACCGCAGTGGAGGACTTCTCGGGACGAGGGCATCACGGACTTGGTACAGCGAATCTGGGCTGATTGGGTTCTGGCAGAGGATTGGGAGGGGCTGATTCTGAAAGAGGGATCGGCACCCTTCGGAGAGGGCTGGGCGAGAATCAAGCGCACGTACGAAGTCGATTATGTCTGCATGGGATTCCGGCAGAGCAACGCAGACAAGTACAAGGGGCGCATGGTCAAGTCAGTCATCGGAGGTCTGTACGTCGAGGGAGAGTTGAAGGAGGCGGTTCGCGTTTCCGGCTTGACCGAGGCACAGCGAACGGAGATGTTTGACAATCCCGGCAAGTTCGTCGGGAGGGTATTCAAGGTGAACGGAAAGGGAGTCTTTCCCAACGGTGCCGTCCGTCACCCCAACTTTGTAGAGTGGCATCAGGATAAACAACAACAGGACTGCACCATCGACAGTGCGAGAGCCGTCGGCAGTCACACAATCGGAGAGAAAGTATGAAGACGTTGATATTGTTGAGAGGATTGAGCGGATCAGGAAAGACCTCAATGGCGAGGTTGATCTGCGGAGACAACGACCGAAGGTTCATGCGGTCAGCGGATGACTACATGTGCCTGTACAAAGGCACACCCCCGGAAGGGTTGAAGAAGCGGTTGAAGGATGACGACCCGGTGATTGATGTTCGCCGTAGTCAGATGGCAACAATCGAAGACCCGGATCAGTACGACCAGCGGCTTGACCCAGCGTCTTACGGAGAGGTCGAGTATCGCTGGAGCGGTCATCTTCTCGGTAAGGCTCATCGCTGGTGCGCTGACGAGGTGGACCGACTGTTTGGTGAGAACAAGGCTGACCTCATCGTCGTCCACAACACGTTCGACAAGCGGTGGACAATGGAGCCGTACTTCCGACTGGCAGATGCCCACGAGGTTCGAGTTCACGTCTTGGACATGTTGGACGGCGGGCTGTCGGTTCACGACCTCGCAGAGCGAACGGAGCACGCAGTACCGAAGGAGACGATTTTGGGTATGCGGGCTGGCTGGGAGCACGATTGGCGTCGGGCTGAGAAACGTCCTCCTTGGGAGGTTCGTGAAGAACAGGAGGCAATCAAGGCTCGGATCGAGGAACAACGTCAGGCTATCGAGGATGCTGCAAGGCACCCAGCGGTAGAGGAAGGCGGCGATGAGTAAGAAGTTGTCCGGCGACGAGGTGATTGCGATCTGTATTGAAATGCACGGACACGCACGAAGGCTGAACGGTGTGGCGAGAAGGATCAGCTACACCCAGTATCAGCGGGAGAGGGCAATCGGTGCTCTCAACCACATCGAGGCGAAGGGCGGCAACTTGGACATGGCATCGGACATGATGGGTGTGCAAAAGCAGACCTTGAAGCGGTGGCTGTCCAAGGCGACGGAACCTGACTCGGATTGGAAGATCCTGTACTTCAAGCAATCGTAGAAACCATAGCCGAAACTCGTCGTCCCAAGGAGGCGACGGGTACATCGGGGATTTGTTACCCCGGTGCTGACGAGGCAGACACCCGATTCAGTGAACGCCGAAAGGCAGGAGGAAACCATGAGTAGAACATGGAAGATTCAGGCGACCTACAACTCGTACGCGGAAGCCAGCGAGCATAGGTCAAGGTTGGAGAACGAGGGATTCGTACCCGGTGACACCGTAAAGGTGAAGCGATGCGGAGAAGGCGGTATGCAGTACGCAGTCAAGACCGCTGACGTTTCCCGCAGCGAGGCGCAAGCCAAGGAGGTGTCCAATGGCTGAGTCACGCAACGGACGAGGAAGGGTCAAGGTAGACATGGGGCTTCGGTCCATGCGGATGGCAGGCAAAGCCAAGGACGTGTCGAACCTGTTGAATCAGATGGTTGAGGTCTACGGACCCGAGGCTACGCTCAAGGACATTTTGGCGAAGCGGAAGGTCGAGGGGGTGCGAGGTGAATAACTACGCAACCCAAGAGGATTTCATGCGCGCACCAGTCGGTCATCCGTTCATGGAAGCCTGCGGTGCCTGTGGTCAGGAAACTGGAACCATCGTCATCAAGAAACAGGGCAGACACCCCGGAGATCGAGGCACCCCGTTGCTCCCGAAGTATCTGGTCAACCCGGAGGCTCGGTGCGAGTTCTGTCACTTCCTCGGAGCGTACTTTGCGTCAGAGGACATCGACCCGAAGGAAAACGGGTTGAAGTGGGGAGCGGCGAAGATGGTGGTAGAGGATTCTACCGGAGTCAGGAACCTGCTCGCATACGTCCCGTTCAACAGCGAGGACAAGATCCGGCACAATCTGTCGGACGGAACCGAGTTCGAGTTCCGACATGGAACGGTCATCGGATGCGTCAAGCATGAGGATGGTCAAGCTGAAATGGTCAAGGTCTTGGAACGAGGTACTTGACAAACAAGGGAAAGGTGAATCGGTACAATGGTGTATCGGTTCACCGACTCCCACCAACGAACGGCGCAGGCCGGGAGGACATTATGTCAGAATCAGAGTCGAATGAGAGCAAGGGCTGGAAGGTCTTTGGACACCAACCAATAGTCACACCGTGGGGGAAGACGGCGAACATCGTCTTTCAGATGGATAACCGTCAGGTTTCAATCGCCACGCAAACACCAGTCATGCACGAAGGGCTGGACATTGATACGGTCCTGTTGAGCAGGGCAGACCTGCGTTGCTACGAGGCTACTCACGCCCCGAGGCAGTGCCACGCAGGACCGGAGGGAGGAAACCCTGCGGAGATTCCCAACACGGATGCGTTCTTCTCCCAGTGGGATCGGGACGTTACCCACAGGGTTTTTGGCATTAGCATCGGGGCTATTGTCAGGGCAGACGCACAGATCATGAAGCGGGCGATGGGCTGGCTTTACGGCGATGTGAAAGTCGATACGAGTGACATTCTGGACGCACCGACGATGGCGCAGACGGGAGGTGAGTGATGACTGCGTTGGAAAGGAAGCTGTTGAAAGCGTTGAAGGAAATCCTCGCGGAAGCGACTCGCCCCACCGACCCGGTGCTCAAGTGCGGGGTCATCAAGTGGACGGCAATCGAGGCAATCGAGGAAGCGGAATCCAAGGGAGGTGCATGATGGAAACGTACAAACAGTTCAGACCTACAGGGTTCGACGTTGCGGGGCTTTCGCTCCACGACCGACAGGATTGGTTGGTCGTCCCGGTCGGAAGAAATCGGGATTCGGAGGTGCTGGCTCAGTCAAACTACGACTCGGCAATCAGGATGCTGGAGCAGGATTCTCCCGGCGAGGACTACGAGGAGCACTCGTTCAACCACTGGGGCTGTGGCTGGTTTGAGATCATCATCGTCAAGCCGGACACACCAGCGGCAAAGGTGGCAGAGGAAATCGAGGCGGCACTGGCTAACTACCCGGTGCTGGATGACGAGGACCACTCCCGCAGGGAATGGGAGATCCACTCGGAGCACATGGGTCAGGAGTTGCAGCGGGTAGCGTACAAGCACGACGGAGAGGTTCACGAGGAAGTGGACCACATCGTATTGGGCCGAGAGTTGGATTGGAGCTACCACGGAATCTCGCCCACGGACGAGGCAATCTTTGACGCACTGTGTGAGCACGGCTGGTTCGTCCCTGACGAGCCGGAAGCATTTGGGCTGAGTGGCGCTTGGTCAGCGGAGGGCAAGTCATGAAAAGGCAACTTGGAAGAACCCGGAGCATGGTCTTCGGTGAGGTAGAGTTGGATGGGGAGAAGGTCACTTTGGAGATTGGTCGCTTTGTCGAGTCTCCACACTGTCTGCTTCTCATGGCATGGTCGCCGGACGGTACTCCCTACAGTCGGTTGACGGTCAACGTCGATCTGTTTCCTCCGCTCCCCGACGCAGGCTTGATCATGAAGGTCACGGACTGGGGCAAACGGTGGGGGAAGGTAGCCGGTCAGTTGGTAGAGACAGGCTGGTTCGAGGACACAGGGATTGAGATAGGTTCTGGTCATGTCGAGTATCCGGTCTGGAAGTTGACGGAGGTAGGGATACTCAAGTTGCTGTTGCTGGACCCCACATTCGTCGATGAACTCCTGCCGGAGACAGTCGCAAGGCTCCAACAGTTACGCTCGTCGCTGTCTCCAGAGGACTTCTCGGCTGATGCGTTGGCTTTGTTGTACTTGGCGCACGCTCCCCACGTCGGGGAGGCATGACATGGAAAGGTGGGACGATAGTTGCGGCGAGGTTGCCTGTCGATGCACGACGGTTCAACACGCAGTCACAGAGGCAGAGAGGGCGTTGGTGCTGGGACGCTTTCGTAGAGCGAGGCTTCGGGGAGACTGGATCTACCAGCGGATTTGTTACGAACAACTGTGGGGTAAATGCCCCGCTCGCACACAAAGGAGAACGACATGGCTTGCGAGGATTGTAGAGGGTATGAGGTGGTTGATCACGGCTTTGAGTTGCCCGATAATCGGGAACGGTACATCATCGAGGACGAAGACGGAGAGGTCGAGTTCGCAGACGTGGTTGTAGTCAGGGAATGGCACGCTTGCTCCTGCGGTGTTGGAACCGACTACTCGGTCTGCTACGAGGCAAGGATGCCAGATGGTCGCCGTATGAAGGCCCGATCCGAATCCGAGGCTGGGAGGCTCATAGTAGCCGCGTACCCGACAGCGGAGAGGGACAACCAGTGGCGTCAGGATCAACGGACGATGTTGATGGAGATGGGCCTGATGTGATAAGGATTGAGGTAGAGGTCACGGTCATTCATAGGCATGTGATCTCTACCTCACACCCATCGGGGGCGGCGGCTCCCGGTGTCAGGAAAGGAGAAAGTCGCATGAGAGCAAGTATCAACGATCCACGTTTCGAGGCTTACAAGAGTCTAACGGAGCCACTTCTGGAGGCTGGCTATAGCTTCGGCTGTATGCTGTCCAAGAAGGGCGTTCCCCACATGGTGATTCGGCGCAAGACGGACGACAATCCGTTCGCTGCGGCGAGCATCTGCTGGTTCAAGAAATGGTCATGCTTCAAGGTCTTCTGGCCCTACCCCAGTCACGAACACCCACAGTCCAAGTTGCAGATTGACTGGAACGGCGAGGTGGATGAGGTGATGAAGGCGGTGGCGCTGGCCTTCGACAACATGCCCAAGGAACTGGAGCCAGCCGATCCCTCGGATTTGGTAGACGAGTTGCCGGAACCCGAGGAAGCGTCCGAAGCAGGCGAGAGCGCAGGCGAACAAGAGGCGAACGAGTAGTAAGTAGGGGGAAGCAACCGTCTCGACCGGGGAGTCGGAGGGTAAGGTCCATAGGTGTTTCGGCACTTATGGGCCTTTTTTCATGGGTATTTTGGGGTCAGGAATCACCTCCAGTATGCCCGTTACGCCCCCACAGTCGCCGTCTAACAGAGGGGGCATATATGGCGATATAGGCTCGGATCTGACGGTTTCACCCAAGGGGAAGGATATGCCGGTAATATAGGTCGGTAAATATGGGTGCTCGTAAACCCTTGTTCTACCTACGGTTTTCGCGGGGGTAGTTATTGACAAACAAGGTGAAGGTAAAACCGGGCAAACCGGCGCATGAGAGGGGTATATGCGGGGCTACACAGGGGTCGGTATATAGGGGTCGGCAACCACCTGAGTACACTACGGATTTTGCGGGGAGGGGATTTTGGTCCCCCAACGCAGGGGTACTTGGTCCCCATAGTAGAGGGGTCAACGGGGTATACAGGGGCCAAATGCAGGGACCAGACAAGCGGGTTTGTCAAGATGGGCGCATATAGAGGCGAAAATCGGCGTAAAGGCGCAGATAGAGGGGAGATTGTCGAGGGGAGGGGTATACCCAGAGGGGGAATAATGGGTAGGTAGCGTATTGGATATGTAAAGGGCTATACCCACCATATAGGGTCGTCCATAGGGCGGGACTTGGCGAGCGCCACAGTGCCAGTCCTGTAGAGGGCGCTGTGAGGCAGGCGGAGGATTGGTCACGTACTATAGAGGGGTATATAGGGCTGGATAGTCCACAGGGCATAGGGGCTGGGCCGAGGTGGGCATGCGGGGCTGAGGGCTACGGGCGAGTGCTCACATAGGGCAGGCACACAGGGGGAGGGGGCTATAAGGGGAGGGCCTATAGGGTAGGATAGTATAGGATACTGCTTGACAAACATGGCAAGGCATGATACGGAGTGTGATGTGCATGGGGGGCTTGGCGTTGGACCGTCCAGTGATTTGCTCCACCAGTTCGAGGCGAGGTCGAGTGCTATGCAAGGGCCATGCCAGTCCCAGGGGTCGAGGCCAGTCGGCGGGGTCGAGTCGTTCGGGTCCAGTCCGGTCAGCCCGGCCAGTCACTCCTACGGGGTTTTGCAGTTATCAGAGGGGGGCGAGTACCCGTGAGAAGGGCGACGGGGGCATGAGAGCGGGCAAGTGACTATACTGGGGCGCGTAAATCAGTTATCTTATTGACAAACACGGACAGGCTGACATTGGGAGCAGTAAATGGCGAAATACGGGAAAAAGAAGGAAAAACCGTCGAGTGGTGGGAAAAAGCGTAAATCGCCGTCAAAACCGTCCAAACCGAGGAAACCGTCAAAACCCAAGAGTGGAGCGAAAAAGCGTAGATCCTATTGAGTGAGCGGTAATCTGGGCAGATACAGGAGTAAGACATGGCCCAAGCTATTGAGCAGTACAAGGTGGCAGAGGAGCGTCATACCCTTTCGAGGGATGAGCTTCTGGACGTGGCAGAAAAGGCGTTCAAGTTCTGTATGGAGGCGAGCGGCATTTCGCTGTACCCCTACCAACAAGAGTTTGGACGTAGAATCTGTCAATCGGTGATTCTGGGAGAGGGTGAGGAGATCACGGCTCTCTTTGCGCGTCAGTCCGGCAAGACCGAAACGGTTGCGGTGGTCACAGTGGGTCTAATGGTGATCCTACCGACCTTGGCGACCGTACCCGGCTTGAACGAGGACGACCGTATCAACAAATACAAGGATGGGTTCTGGTGCGGCATCTTCGCTCCTACCTACGAGTTGGGTGCCATCATGCACAGTCGAATGGCTGCTCGTATGAACAGCGCAGACATGGCGCAGGTCTTGGCTGACCCTGATATTGGCATACGCCTACGACCGGGAAGAAAGTCGTTGCGCCTTCCTAACGGTAGCTTCTGTGACTGTAACTCTGCGGGTCCACAGTCCCACATCGAGGGGAAGACCTATCACCTGATCTTGTGTGAAGAGACACAGGACATCGGCAACTACAAGATTCGTAAGTCCATCCACCCAATGGGTGCGGCTACTAACGCGTCCATCGTGAAGATCGGCACTCCCTCGCCTCACCGTAACGACTTCTATGATGCGTGCGAGCGTGGGCGCAAGAAGGCAGCAATACTGAAACCGGGAGAAGTGCAGACCCATTTCGAGTACGACTACGAACACGCTGCCAGATGGAATCCTCGGTATCGTAAGTACATCGACAAAGAGGTAGAGCGACTGGGCTATGACTCGGACGACTTCCGCATGTCCTACAGGCTTCACTGGCTATTGGAGCGTGGTGTATTCATCCCTCCAGAGATGCTGGACTCCTGTGGCATCAAGAAGCGGGACATACTCAAGTCCAAGGACAAGAGCGGCAATCTCCTAACCTTTGTCCGTCCAGATTATCCGGGGACGCAAGATCGGTCTACGGTGAACCAAGTAGCGTCACTCGACATTGGGCGTTCCCATGACTCTACGGTCCTTACGGTCGGTCGTGTATGGTGGGACAACCCGCAACGAGTCTCAGGTGAAGATAGATACTACGTTCATGTAATGAACTGGCTGGAGATCCAAGGTGACGACCACGAGTCTCAGTATCCGCAAATACTGGAGTTCCTACGGAACTATAACGTAGGGACATTGATCGTAGATGCTACCGGACGAGGCGATCCCATCGCATCGCGTCTTAGGTCGGATCTAAAGGACGTACACGTCATCCCGTTCGTATTCAATCAGAAGTCGAAACACCGTGGATACCAGTTGCTCTATCAGGATCTACGTGCCAAACGTCTGACCTACCCTGCGGGACAAGGCGCTCGTAAGATGACCAAGTACCGTCGCTTCGTTCAGCAACTCTATGATCTGGAGAAGCGGTGGAAGGGCAAGTACATGGACATTCGTGCTCCGAAGGGGTCTAAATCAGGAGGCGGCTCGGCTCACGATGACTACCCGGATTCGTTGATGTTGCTCAACTATGCTGTGCAGCACGGAGCCTACGGCGATGCCGAGGTGATCGCTAACCCGCTCATGGGCAGAGGTCTGAATATCGGTGGTAACTACCAGAGATCAAAGGCTTGGTTCCGTGAAGGCGGCAGACGAGGTAAACGTAGATGAAGGACTTATCGGAAGAACAAGTTGCCGCACTTGCGGGAAGCGATGTAAGGTTTGTCCGTCGAGCAATACGTTCTAAGTCTTTGCCCGACCTTCACCCGGATACAGTGAAAACTTGGCTCGAACATCTGTGGGACAAGTCCTTTCGCCGTGAGATACAGGGTGATATGAGGGAGGAAGGATGGACCCCACCGGACAAGAAGCGGAGCCGAGGTAGCAAGTGGTAGGGTTCTTGACAAACACAGGCAATCCTGATACGGTTGCTGAATCAGGAGGCCGGATATGGCGACAAGAGCAGTAATAGCGGGAACACCATTCGGGTCCAAAGACGCACAGGTATACCAGCTTGCACACGACGTGGAAGTTGCTCATTCAAAGCGTATGAACGAGTACCGGAAACTCTGGCGGTTCTACAAGGGCGACCAGTGGGATTGGACTCGGGACCAGAACGAACCGTTCGTGACTGTCAACTACTGCCGAGCGTTTGTGGACGCTCATGTCAACTTCCTATTCAAGCACGGCTTCCGTTGCACAGTACCCGACGACCCCTCCACCCCACAGCGGGAAGACGAGGACCGAGAGTTCATTCGTCACATGCTGGACGAGACTTGGAGACGCAATAGGCTCCAGTCCCTATGCTTTGAAATGGGGCAGATGGGATCTGTCACTGGCGACCTGTTCCTGCGTGTCTCTTGGGAAGAAAACGATATGCTGGAGGAACCGTACGCCCGAGTGGACGTGCTTCCTTCGCAGTACGTCTTCCCCGACTTTGGTGGTCCTCGGGGTGTGGACCGTAAGAAGGTCAACTCCATTCTGGTCCTGTACCCTCACTACGCCACCGGCACCGATAAGGGGTATGAGCGACGACGCGGAGCCACGGAGTTTGTTTCTCTGAACCGAGGCAAGAAGCTGGACATTCGGCTCTATGCCGAGCGGTGGTATCCAGACAAGTGCGTGAAGATGTACGACGATGGGCGACCAGATGAAACCATCCCCAACCCTCTCGGGGAGATCCCGATTGTTCACATCCCCAACTATCCCGTAGCGTCCGAATACTACGGCAAGTCAGACCTCATGGACATTCTGGCACTCCAGCAGGAGTACAACGAGAAGTCTACGGACGTGTCTGACGTGATCAACTACCACGGCTCCCCAGTCACAATCGTAACGGGTGCGAAGCTGTCCAACCTTGAACGGGGGGCAAGTCGCATGTGGGGTCTTCCAGAAGGAGCATCAGTGACGAATCTGGCTCTTTCGGGCGAACTCGGATCGAGTTTGAAGTACCTTGAGAATGTGAAGAAGTCGATGCACGAACTGGCGGGAATCCCGCTGGGGCTTCTGGGGGCTTTCCAAGAGTCCGGGTCCGGCATGTCCGGGTCTGCATTGGCGATGCGCTATCTCCCCCTGATTGAACGTCGTAACGTGAAGATTCAGACGTACGGACTCGGACTCCGTTTAGTCAATCGTCTGATCTTGAAGATCACGTCCTTGAAGGACGGCAAGTTTGGGAAGGCTCTATCCAAGCTGGATGGAAACAAGTACCGGAACGACATTGTGTTCCCTGACCCGCTGCCACGGGACGAGACTATGGAACTGGACCGCGCTGCCAAGCGTCTACAGTTGGGTCTGTCCACGAAGCGGATGGAGTTGGAGAAGATGGGTCTATCCCAGTCCGAGATCGATAAGGTCATGGACGACTTCAAGGACGAAACAATGGAGCAGGCTGAAATGGAGTTTGAAGTCGGGCAGAAGCTATACACGCCCGGTGAGAACTACGGAGCAGGCGACCCACGAAGGTCCGGCAACCCCGACCCCGAAAGAGGAAACCCCGATGCCCGAGGCGAGAAGGGTTCCATCACAAAGCAGCAGAAGGCTGAATCAGGGGAATAGGTAGATGGCCGATGAGTGGACACAGCAACAACCCACGCCAGCGGAGAACAATGACCGAGGTTATGTTCCTGCTCTCCGTGGTTCTGTAGGCGAGACTCACACAGTTCAGGACATTACGGGCGAGTCTATTCAAATCAGCGTAGACCCGTCCAACCCCGACCCGCCCCGGATCAGCGAGTTCGACCAGTTGAACGATTCCCGCCGAATCACCTTGGGCAACCTTGCTCGGGAGGAGGCGACTCTGCGGGGAACCTTTAGAGGCTCCACGGCTGAGTTCAACAAGCTGCGTCAAAGTGCGGAACGCGGCGGCGGCATCCTACCAGAAGGCACTCTCGACCCAGTGCGTCAAGCGGAGCTTCGTAGCCAAGCTGACCGATTGGTTCGCAGGGACTTTGAGCGTCAAGGGGCTAACATTCGGGAAACCATCGGCAGTGCTACCACACGGGAAATGCGGGCGCAGATGGACGTTCTTCGTCGTATGGGCGTGCCACTTCCGTCTAAGTCTGAAATGACCGCTTTGGCGAATCAGGCAACCAACACTGTGATGAACGATCCGTTTCCGGGTACAGATAAGTCGCTAAACGACCGTCTTACAAGAGAAGCGGGTAGAGCGAGAGGACGGTATGAGCAGTACATCAACGCACAGTCGAACAAGGAACGTGCGAGGGCGATGGATCACCTACGTCGTGGTCTACACGATCCTATGCCCGGTCGTACTCGTGTTGATGGCGGCTCTGTTGGTAAAGCACTGGCGCGTATTCAAAGAACGGAGCAGAGGCGAGCACTACAGGAGGCAAACACCGAACTGGCGAGAAAGGTCGGGTTCGAGTTCATGTACTACAAGCTATCCCCGAACCACAGATGGTATGGAGGGGGTGAGGTATGCGAGGTACTGGCGGTCACAACCGGACCCGGTGTTGTTGATAGACTCCGACAACTTGGAGCAGATCCCGGTCAAGTAGACCTACAAGGGCTATTCCTACGTGACCAGTTCCCACAGGTGCCGCATCCAAACTGTATGTGTATGCAGGAGATTTGGCACCCTGCCGAGGCGCTGGAGGACAACTACCTCGACAACCTTGTAGAGCGTGGGCAGATCCCTGACGAGATCATGAATATCTCGGACGTTACGGATCTCGACGTAGCCAACATGAACAGGCTCGCAGTCGAACTGGGCTTCCCGCCCCATGCGTTTGATAGCAAGATGGTGAGAGCACTGGGCGTGGACGGAACCGCAGGGCTATTGGCGGCGAGCATCCACCCCAACGCAGTGCGTAAGGCGCACCACAGGACTTTGGCGCTACAGGAAACGCTTGCCCCAAGGGTAGCGGAGCACCTACACCAAGCAGCGGCTCGAAGGGACCAGTTGATTGCCCATCTGGAGAACAACCCCACACTGTCGAGGTCTACCGTTGCGTCAGAATCGGCAAAGATACACGCCTCGTTCCAGAGTGAGTTGCAGCAGGCAAACTCCATCATCAACACTGTGCAAGCGTTGGAGAGGCACCTCGCCAACCCCCGCAGGGGTATCAACACGGCGAAGACAGGCGATGCTCGGGTGGTCCTACAGGAGTTGAGGGACTTGGGTATGCCCCCATCGAGGGACAACTACCGTATTGTCCGAGACAGCGGAAGGTTCTCGGCAGAGATCCCCGACGAGGTTCTACGGGAGTACTGGAGGCTCCGCAGGCAGCGAGGCAACGCAAACCAGCGGGCAGAGGAAATCAAGGCAGAGAGGAACCTGCGTACTGATATTGGGGGCGTACGCTCTACCGGCGCATTTTATGGTTGGAGGGATGGCAAACCTGCAAAGTTCGATTTCAAGCTGGACGGACTGACACCGGGCAGTATGCCGCAGCACGCGGGCCTCAACTTTATCGACACGATCAACGATGCCCAAGCCGGTGGTGACGGGCGTCTTCTACACTTTGGGGCTGGACTCGGTAAGACACCTACGGTGGTAGCGTCTATCGCAGACCTCAACTCCCAAGGCAGAGTGCGAGCAGGCTGCATCGGCGTTCCGGCACCTCTCCGTACGCAGATGGCACAGGAGATCATGGCGTTCACCCCAGAGGGTGATGTTGTAGTCTATGTCAGCGAGGGAAAGGTAAACGGAACCCGACGAGTGGTGCAGCAGGGCGTCAGGGACACAGTTCTCGGCGGCGTACCCAACTACAGGGAGTACACCACTCGGTCAGGCAGAACCAAGCGGTTCTACGATTCGTATGAGGATGCTATCGCTTCCGGGGAAACTTGGACCGAGGCTACATACAAGAGGTACGAACGCACAGCCCGTCGTGTGCCTGATAGAAGCGTAGTTGGCGACGACTACGCAAACGAACTGGAAGCCGAGATCACAAAGCGTCAGGCAAGAGTGCAAGTAAAGGGGATGCCCAAGGACGCAGCGGGGCAAGAGGCGTCTTTTGCAGAGGACCGTCGTAGAGGCGTTCTATACACAGTCATGGGTCACGACGATTTGGCGACTTCTGCCGGTCGAGCCAAGAATACGTTTGACTACATGGCGATTGACGAGATCCACCAGATGACCAGTCAGAGCACGGCGGCTGGCTCCTTCAAGGCAGACCAGCTACAAGAGTTGACAGGCGGCTCGATTAGGTTTCGAGTAGGTTTGACGGGTACAGCGGCAAAGAACACCATCGGAGAGTTCTGGGATATATCAAACTGGCTCCGACCGGGAGCACTCCCACCGAAAGCAGAGTTCACAAGTCAATATGAAGGCTTGACGATGGACTCGGATATTACCAACGCAACCCAAGTAGCCATTCTGCGGCAAGCCATCGCAGAGTACACCTATACCCGTAAGTCGCCTCTGGACGTTCGGCTGAACAATGCGTTTCGGGATGCTCACCCTGACGGAACAGTGCGCTCCCAAGAGGAAAAGGACCAGTACCTCCGCAGGGTAACAATGACGGACAGGCAGTCTCGCAACGCGGCAGCCATCGAGGAGGAGTATGAGCGATACAAGGCTCTGTCCCAAAACTTCCGGGGTCCAGACCGTGCGCGTCTGCAAGAGCGTTTGAGGACCAACCGTGACGCCCTCCAAGTGGAGGTAGACCGTCACGGCATCAACGTAGAGGAAATGCCGGTAGGCAATCGTAGAGCCATGAGGCGCATGTTGAGCGATCAGGACCGTTTCCCCTCATTGAGCAACGCAGCCGACCGTCGTCGGGTAATGGACCTACTTACAGGTGTGCAAGAGGACTCTCGTACGCTCAATCCAGAAGGGTGGCGTGATAACCAGCACCACATGAACCTACACGGAATCCCACGCAGGCTTCCCGGCGATCCTGACCAGCGCAAACCGTCATGGAGGGACAACGCAAAGATT